TAGTATTAGGAACTACATCATATAATATGCCTTCGTTATACGCATTTGGAGTGATTACTAACGATGCATTATCTAACAACCCAATCGCATTTAATTCTTCCAATGTTGCATCTAAACAAGGTCCAGCCTCAAATATACTATTTGGATATGACAGTACTCTAGCCTTAAAATTAGCAATAACATTATTTGCTACGCTATATAAAGCTTTTGCCCATCCTATACCAATACCTATATTCATCATATTAGTATACTAATAAAATATTTGATACAGAAATGTTAGTTGCTGATGTGATTGCAGAAACAATAACTGGTAAAAAAGTACCACTAGTTAACCCAGAGAATGTTACATCCGCCGAATTACCAACAGGTCTTACCGTTATTGTAGTATTAAGCAATGGATCAACTACCGCTCCAATATATATAGCCGCAGAATTAATGTTTGTTAATGGCAAAGCACTAACTGTACCTACTGTTGTAGCAAAATCTGGTTGATTACCGTATTGTCCCATAATTTATTTATTAAATATTCTATTGTATATTTTTGTTTTGTTTTTTATTTTTCCATTTCTCAACATTGGGAACTCTAACACAGTATCACCTTCAAACGAATAGTCTTTACCAGGTTTCATTTTTTTAGAATTACCTAAGTTATCAATACCCAAAACGGGGAAATCTACATTTTTCATAGTGATGTCCCCGCTAGGTATTACATTATAAGGTCTATCTTTGTCAGGACTATTTCTTTTATAACCTGTTATTGATAGATTTTTCATTTAGCATGATTTCATTTTAGCAACTGGACGCTTTTTCAATTGTTTTACAGGAGGAGTTTTTTTGATTTTATCGCCATAACGAGAATCATCACCACTAGTATCTCTGTAACCAATCGCTTTACCAACTTTCTTTACACCTTCTTTAACTTTAGAAGCAATTTTTTTAATTGTTTCCATTTGTTTGGCAGGGGATTTCGATGGTTTAACATCTAATTCACCTGATCTTGGGTTGTAAGCCATAGGTACATCTTTTTCGACTTTTGCTTTTCTTATATACGTGTCTTTCTCCCCTGTTCTAGGTTGATAAGTGGTATATTCATGAGGATTAGAAAATCTTTCAACTGGGGCAACTCCACCTGCTTTTCTAGTTATATTAGCTGCTTTATTTCCAGCTTCACGTTTTTTAAATATATTGCCTTTATAACTACTAGCAGCACTTGTACTGTCAGTTTTTGCTTTGCTTTCAACTTCTTTGAACTGTTTGTTTTTAGCAGTATTTTCTTCAATTTCTTTTCCAAGTTTTGCGCTATATTTCTCTTGTTTAAAAGGTGCTGATTTTTGTTTGTATGCCATTTTGTTTATTTTTTAGTTGTTTTTGTTATTTAACCTTAGTGTATATTAATGTTGTTTTGATTTTACCATCAACAACACACTTTAACGTTATCTTGTCTACAAATGTAAAAATATTTTCAGTAATCCAATCGTTTGGTGTGAAGATTGTTTTAATAAATATAGAATCTTCATTAATGCGTAATGTAATTAAATCAAGTGGTTCACCTGATGTTGCGCTTATTTCTTGTGTTTGTAGTATACCTAAGGAATCTTTCCAAAAAAACAACTGAGTTGATTCTTCTTCTGACTTCCAATAACCAATTAAATCATTGGTATTAATTTTTTCTTTAAGAACTAATCCTTGAGAAAATGCGTTTAAACTAAATAACGCAACTACGATAATTAAAAATACTTTTTTCATAATTAAATAATATTAGATTTATATATCTATAATATTACATGTATTATTTATTTTTAACCTTTTTACCTTGTTTTGCGTATGCTTCTTTCTCCCAAGGTAGGTTTTTTGCACCTTCTTTCATGGATGCTCTAGAGTACTTTTTACCTTTCCACATCACGTGTGTATCGGTATAATCTAAATCACCACGTTTCATTTGGTCGATGTGAACCATTTCGTGTTCTATCGTTTTATTCTTTTTTAAATCTAACGGAGATACATTTTTGTTTACTAAGATAGTTCCATTTGATTGAGCCATTCCTAATATATTATCTTCCATGTCAGTACTATATACTGGCGTATTGTTTGTCCCGTAAGGAGGACCTGTCATTTTAAATGCCATTTAGCATTTCTTCATTTTAGTTGGAGCAACAGACTTAGTTCTAAACTTGCTATCTATTACAGCTTTTGAAGACTGTTTTAAAGGACCTTTTGGTTTAATACCTTCTTTTTTCTCAAAAGATTTAGTTTCCTTTTTTTCGTGTTTAGCCATAGCAGATTTAGAAGCGTACTTCTCTACCTTACCTTTTTCATAACTTCCTTTTTCTACGATTTTCTTTTTGATAGCCATTTTTTTTAGTTTAATTAAATTCCCTATAAACGTTAATCTATAGGGAATATAATATTAGTATTATGCAATAACCAAAGCACTAACTGTAGCGCCGTTTAATTTAACTGGAACAGTAATAGGTCCAGCTGGATTTGTGATAGCATCGTTGATAGCATTATACACACTAGTAGTTGTAGCACCTGCTACAGTAAGTGTAAAAGTTTTTGTTCCTACGTAGATAACTAAAGAAGTTGCACTTACGTAACTAACAAATGAAATTAATTCTGCATTAAAAACCAACGTAGGTGTTGCAGTGATTGTTGTTGCAATTGAGATAAATTTTGCCATTTTTTGTTTTTTTTGTTTTTATTATTTATTATTTATTTTTAAAATCCAAAAGATATTGCTTTTGCAAGTTTATCTTTCTTTTCTTTATCAGCCTGTTTCTTTTCAAACTCAACCATTTTTTTTGGTTTTGGCTCTGTTGATTCGTTGTAATTCGTTTTTGTTGAACCTTTAAGATCAATAGAAGATTTTTTAGAATCATCTGTAGAAATAGACTTAGTTTTTGCACTAGGACTTGTTATATCTGATTTAACTGTAGGTTTTTCACTTTCGTTATAATCTTTAATTCTAGTATCTACTTTTTCTTTTCTAGCACCTACTCTTTCTATTCTTTTTTCAATTCTTTCTCGTTTAGCAGTATGATCGTTATCAGAATTCATTAACTTCTTATCTTTTAACTTTTCCTGTCTTTTTTCTAAACGATCAGATTTCTTAACATCTTCTTTGTTTTTGTCTTCTGGTGTTCTAGCAGCTATAGAAGCTCCAATTGTTTTACCAAGAGATTCTACAGCAGCGTTAGCAGCATCGTTGTTATATACAGCATCTGGATTATATCCACCCGCTTCATAAGCACCACCTGCGCCACCTTGATCCACCATACTTCTTTGTAAGTGAAAAGGTGAACTACTATTTCTTTTCATTAAGTTTATAGACATAACTTAAAATTTACCTCTTGCTTTTTGAGTAATAGGACCTGGAGAATAACTTGGCATATCAAATCTAAGTTTGATACCGTCTTTTCCAGAACTTGAACCTTTACCTTTTGGGTATGCAGTTGTGTCTAAAGGACCGTCCCATATATGGTTTGCTCCAATTCCCGATAACTTTGCTTCTTTATCAAGAGGCGTTATCATGTGTGTTTTTGATTTTAAATCCATAATTAACTATTTGATAAATCGTAAGGTGGCGTAGTTGCCTGTTCAACATTATAAGGTGGTTGTTGTGGAATTCCAGTTGCAGCCATTACATTCTCTACTCCTGCTTGCATATTTGGATCCGTTGGATCTACCATAGGTACAAGACTTGGGTCATTGATAGGTTGCGATGGATCTACCATTTGTTTCATAGGACTTTCTACACTTCTAGTAAAAGTTCCTGGATTTGCTTTTCCGTAAAGATTTGATACTGTTTTTATATCTGAAAAAATCTTTTGATTAATAGGTGCATGCATACGTAAGTTTTTATTTTTTTGTTTAGTCCATTGTGCTTTTGCTACTTGACCAGCTAGTCCTGTTCCAAAAGTTGGAACTCCATTATTTGTGTTATTTGAAGAAGGACGAATATTAAGAGGAAGAGAACCACTAACTCCAAGTATACCGCTATTCATAGAACTAGTTCCTTGTTGTTGACCACCTCCCCAAGGTCTTGTTATATTATTAGTACCTCCAAACATACCGCCATTTACAGAACTTACTCCTTGTTGTTGACTACTTCCCCAAGGATTCATCGCGGCATTAGGTTGTGTTATTTGCGATTGACCAAACCCTAATGTTGCTTGATTAATTGCCTGACCAAAACCAAATTGATTAATTGGACTATCATTTTTTTTATATGCCATGATTCCTTGTTTTGTCTTTATTAACATTCTCTATAGCTGTTATAGCTACGGTATCCATATAGGTTTTACCGTTCATAATAGTATTTCTATGACTTGTTGGTATATCTTCGATACCTAACATTATTCGATACATTTTACTTATTAGTTGTTTGCACTTAAATGAAACTTTATATATGTTATATTTTTGGGTGGTATGATTTCTTTCTCTCCAAATCGTTATCCAACCCTGCTTCAACAAATCGTTCCAGCGTCTATTGTTCCAACTATATGCGTATGTACCTATTTTAAAATCTTGTTTAGTAAAGAAATCCATGCAGTCAAAGTAAATAAGAAGTTCTAAATCAGCATCTGTTAGATCATTATTTCTACATGCCCATCTTCTTATTATCCTATAATGTTTTAGTAAACCTAAGTCTTTAATATCACTTGCTTCTAATCTCATTATAAAACAACTACTACATCCGACAATCTTATTACATGGTGAGTATCTTTATCTATATCTATCTTATGTCCAGCGTGTCTGTCATAAAATATAACATCTTTTTCTTTTATACCTACAACTTCATCACCAACTGATAATACCGTTGCTTTTATATATCTAATATCTTCTCTTTGATTCTCTGCTAATAAAAGTCCTCCCTTTGTTGCCGTAGTTCCTTCTTTTACTTTATCTATGATTAAACACTTACCTATTGCCTTCATTTACTCTTAAGTTATTGATTACACAATTGGTCGATAATATAGTTGTAGCAACTGATACAGCATTCTTTAAAGCACTTTTAGTTACCAATAAAGGATCTATAATTCCTGCTTTTATCATATCAACTGTTTCACCAGTTACAACATTAAGTCCATAACCTATTTTTGATATTGCTTCTATAGGAGCATGTTCTATTCCAGCATTTTCTAATATAATATTAAATGGTGCTCTTATTGCATCTAGAAGAATTTCTCCTCCAATAGAAAAAGAATCTATATTATGCGAAGCGTTTAATAAAGCTATTCCACCGCCTGGTACAATACCTTCTTTTATTGCTGCTTTAGTTGCGCATATTGCATCTTCTATTCTATCTGCTTTCTCTTTTAACTCTATACTAGAATTAGCACCAACTTTAACAATTGCTATCTTAGCGGATAAACGTGCTAATCTTCTTTCAAGTTTGATAACATTGTGAGTTGTATTCTTTTCTAGTAATTTCTTTTTTATATCGTCTATAATAAGCAAAATGTCTTCAGGAGTTTCTCCTACGTGTAATATAGTTTCTTCGTGAGATGTTATACTTTTTACACATGTACCAAAATGTTCTGGTTGGAATAAATCTAAGTCATCTCCAAGATCTTCATTTATTATAGTAGCACCTGTTAATAGTGCTAAATCATCTAGTATTTCTTTTTTACTAATTCCATAAGCAGGAGCATCTAAAACATTTACTTTTATATTTCCTTTAATCTTATTCATTGCTAAAGCAGAAACTACCGCCTGTTCTAAATCACCTATGATTAATAATGATTTATTATTCTTTATAACATACTCTAGAGCAGGTTGTATTTGTCTTATTGTTTCAACAGGAGATTCCATTAATAGAATTAAAGGATTATCTAACTCTGCTGTTTTTTTCTGTACATTTGTAATAAAGTGAGTATTAGTTAAACCTTTACTATATTGAACACCTTCTACAACTTCTAAACTACAATCAGCATTTTCTGATGTTTCCATCATTACAATACCGGTTTCACCTACAGATCTAAATGCATCGGCAACTAATTTACCTAATACAGGATCGTTGTTAGTGGATATAGTAGCTACGTGATCAATCATTTCACCTGTTACGGTTACTTTCATTTTTTCTAAATAATCTACAACTTTGTCACACATAGATTCAATACCTTCTTTTACTTTTCTAGTATTTGAATCAGAGTGTTTGTAAGCTTCACTTAATATAGCGTGTGCTAATACCGTTGCGGTTGTTGTACCGTCTCCAGCTTCTCTAACTGTTTTTCTTGCTGCTTCTTTTAAAAGAGTAGCACCCATATTTTCTACAGGATCTAACAATATAATAGAATCGGCAACTGTTACACCGTCTTTCGTTATAACTGGATTACCAGAACTATCTTCAAGTAGTACACATTTACCACTAGCACCCAATGTAGAACCAACTGCTTTAGTTAGTTTCTCTATACCTATAAATACTTTATCACTAGCTTCTTTTCCGAAACTAAGATTTTTGACTATACCGTCTGACATAATTTTATTTAATTAAATTGATATACTATATATATCACCTGTTTCTACCAGTTTTTACTTAACCTTGAGCGTTATAACTTTTTTTATAAAGTTTAGATGATTTTAATTTAGATGTTTTGCTTTTAGCATGAACACCTGGTCTTGATATTTTCTTTACAACAGTTTTAGTAACGACAGTCTGTTTCGCCATAATAAATATAATATTAGAATTAATATAATTAACCATAGTAACCACCAGTAATTAACTGATTTTTCTATAGTTTTGCTTTTACCTACAACTCTCTCTGTTTTCTCTGCTTTAATAACCGCAGTTGAATCCTTACGCTTATTATTAGACTCTCTTTTGTTATTTGTATATGAAGTGTTGGTTTTACTTTTTTTTATCTTTAAAACAACGTTTTTATAACTTTTACCATCAACTATAATAGTTTTACTTGAATCGATGGGTGTTATAATAATTTCACTGCAGTCAGTAGTTGTATTTATGTTTGTAGAATCTGTGTTTATTTTGTTTTCTATAGTTGTAACTATAACTTTTGTTTCTACTACACTGTCTTTTTTTACATCTATTTTATCTACTTGTACGTGTCTACTTGCACATGATGTTAATATAATTAAAAATAATAATATGATGTTTTTCATTATGATAATATTGTTAGTGTTATAGTTTTTGCTTTTTGCATTTTTGCAAATAGTTTTTCAAAAGCTTTTCTAGATTGTCCTATGTAGTTTTTATTTCTAGTTTGTCCAACTAATATACAACCTTCTGTATCGTGGTTAGAATTACCACTGTGGATACGAACACCCTCGAAATTAGGTACATCTATTAATAAAGGTAATAAACGTTTAAATCTATTAGATTCGTTTATTATTATCTTATATGTTCCTTTTGGAATTGCTGTTTCTCCTTTTATCTTTATGTCTCTTTCTTTATCTTCTAAAGTAAAACATTCAAACACGCCATCTATTAACAGTTCTCCTATAGTTGAATTATCAGTCTTGTATAATCTCTTTATCGTTATTAACATTTCTATTTTTTAATTTAATTTGTACCCAATCGATTATTTTCATTGTTGTATATACTATAGATATGCATAGTAATAGTATTTTTAATACACTCTCTATATTTGTAAAACTTAAAAAAATAGTTAAAGCGTTTAAAGTGTACAGTCGTATAGATCCTTGGTCCATTATCTTTTCAGTTTATTAATAATTTCCGTAAATCCCTGAACTCCTACGTATGCTGCAGATATTATAGTAAAGTCTGAGGATGTTAAATATCCAGAGAATAATCCAACGCTTGCTGTTACAAATACCATTAGTTTTCTACTAACCCATTTGTTTAAATATAAATCTATTTTTTCTTTTGTACTCATCTTAATTTGTGAAAGGCAATGGCGGTGTTATTTCTACAGGGTGTGCTTGTAAATATAAATTCTCATTAAGCCCTATTTTTATTTGTTCTAATTGTGATATTTGTGGCTCGCCATTTATTGGTTCAGGGATTACACTTAAAACCGTTTCAACCCATCCAACGACTTGCTCTTTTGTTAAATCAGCATATAAAGTAAAATCTGTTCCGCTTGGGGTTGGCATACCCGTTGCTGAGTATGTTTCAGCAGTATATTTATCATTCGAAGCGTTTAACCTCCAATGAACAACGTTGACCACATTTTCAAGACTTCCTTCTTTTACTCTGCAATCTAATGCACTGATAATCCACTCGTATTTAGTTTCCATATTTTTTTATTTATTTGTTATCCTATGTATGTCCACCCTGTGGATTTATTTATATATAATCCTTCAACTACGTCTGTGCAATAAACACATAAACCAACTGCAGGAGTTGCTATTGCTATTCTTTGTGCATTTGTCATTCTCGGAGGTAAAAATCCTTGAGTTGTACTTTTTAACTCGAATATTGCGGTTGGTGCAATTGTTGTAAGAGCTCCCTGTTCAATTGAAAACCCACTTGTAAAAGTCTGAAATTTTGCATTACTAATTGAGCCTATGTAAATTCGAGCATTATCATAATAAGTTGTACCTGCATAAAAGTATGTTCCATGAAATCCTTTTCCTATTAAAGTACCTAATCCATTAACAGTAACTAAATCCAAAGTATCGGCACTATTCCTAACCTTAAAAGCTAAGTCCGTTGACAAAGCTCCGGGAGCATTAACTTGCAATTTAGCAGCAGGAGCAGTTGTTCCGATTCCTACGTTGCCCGTTGAGGTAACGCGCATTCTTTCAGTTGAATTTGTCCAAAACGAAATAGGATTTGCTCCTTGTTGCTGTAATACTAAACCACCTGTAAATCCACTTCCGGATTGCAACATTGAAGTATTTGGCCAAGCTCCGTGTGCAGCTGAATGTGCTTTTAAATCTAAATTACCCACCATAGAACTTGCTGTCACAATTCCAAAAGCTGAAGCTCCTGTGTTTGTATTTCTTGCATAAATACCATCCGCCCCGTTAACACTTGTTTCAACTTGAACTTTAAATGACGGAGCAGCCGTTCCAATTCCTACATTTGTACCATTATCAAATATTAAGCTATTACCCAAAGAACTTACTCCTGTAAACTTAGGTAAATAGTTAGTCGTACCTGTTCCTGTGATTGGATTTGTTAATGTAGGTTGAATTCCAGCAGCGCTTAAACTTCTATTTTTCCATAATGAAGTTGCACTATCATATTGAATAACATCATTATTAGTTGCGCTTATTATTGAAACATCGTGTATTTCATCTAATTCATATCCGTTTTGAATTCCAACTTCTATTTGCCCTTGCGTTGGATGTGAACGTGTAACTTTACCAACGTAAACTAAATGAGTTGGTGCTAATGTTTTAACATCTGTATATGTTCCAGCAGTTATTCCACTTAAATATAATTGTGCTCCTTCTGTAAATGCAGAAGTATCTAATCCACTTAAATCGCCAATTATAACACAATTTCCTAATCCGTTATTTAAAATATTAGATTGTAATAAACCAAATGTACGTGCACTTAACGCATCAGTTGTAGCAAGTGCTTTTGAAACTAATGCTTTATTTCCGTTTGCACCACTAATATAAACAACTGTTCCTTTAGTTAAAGTAGCTCCAGTCATATTTTTAACTTCGCGAACTAATGAACCAGCTTGTGCATTTATTGGTATATCTAATGCAGTAATAAACGGATTAACTCCATCTGCTCCATTGTTTGTTAATTCACTTGTTAATGTTGGAATATCGTCAATAGTTGCAATTGTAAAAGTACCTGATTTGTTTGGTAATTGAAAACCAGGATTATTTCCAAGTGTTATATTATCGGCTTTTATTCTACCAGAACTGGATGCATTAGATATTACAACACCATCGTCGGTTGATAAATATATACTTGTTCCTGTGGTTGTATTCTCTGTTCTTACATCCGCAATACCAAGAGAACTTTTATATTGTCCTGATTCTACAATTATTTGATTTGTAGTTGTATTTCCTTCGTCAGTTACCGATTGTAAATTTTGATTTGCTGGTATGTCACTTGTTAAAGCAATTGTACCTGAAGCGTTTGGAAACTCATAAGTTCTATTAGCTGTTAACGTTGTTGGAACGTTTAAAAAACCATAATATAAACTTGCTCTAAATATTGCACCAACATTACTAATAGTACTTATTATATCTCCTGAAGTATTATAAAAGTTATACTCAGAATCAGATAATTGTATTTTACCATAATCTTGGTTAGATATATCATATAAATATAACTCTCCAATTTTGGCATCTAATAATGATGTATTTCCAACCGATAAAACTTCGTTTAAAGAAGGTATTGGAGCAGGTGGTGGTACGATAGAATCCCTAAAGAAACTTAAATCATAATATAAATCTTTATGTAAACTACCATATCCACCTATATATTCTAAACTTAAATCATAGAAGTTTGGATTACTAGTTACACTATATGTTATTATTTTATAATTACCAAATATACTTATTTGATTTTGTTCTGTTAGTAATATCTCAGATCCTATTATATAATCAATGAAGTCTACTACATTTTGATTAGACATGTCTATTATAGAAACTATTAAATTAGTTACTAAAGAAAAGTCTGTATTATCACCACCACCATTAGGAAACGATATAGTTCCAACGACAGGATTTACAACTACAAACTTAAAAGTAGTTTGTCCGCCGATAGAGATTTTACCTTGATTGTTTAGGTAATCTGTTACTGACTGCGCTGTATAATTTACTGTTGCTAAACTAGAACTCTTTGTGCCTAAGAATAGATCAGCATCTACTATTTTATTATCTTGAGGATACGCTCTACCTATAGCCATTTATGTTTTTTTTTGTAATTAGAATAAGTCATTCCAAATAGTTCCATTCCAACAACAAAGTTTATTTGTATCATTGTCAAAAACTATTAAACCTTTACCGCCTGCTCCTGCTGCTGTACCTAATGCGTTTTTTTGAGTTGTTGTCATTCTTGGAGGAAGTAATCCTTGGGTTGTTGAATCTATTTGAAAAGCAGCTGTCACAATTGGAGTAGTTGTTCCGATTGCAACTTGTCCTCTTAATACTGTTTTTATTATTGATGCATTACCTAAAGTAACTGTGTTTGATCCGTTTCCGTTAGCTGTATATCCTATTGCTATTTCATTTATTGCACTATTGGATGAAGCGTTTGAACTCATGCCAATGTAAACATTGTTTGTTCCGGTTGTAAGTATTGTACCAGCAAAAGAACCAATACCAGTATTACTTCCTCCTGTTGTGCAACTAAGCAGTGCTGATTTTCCAACAGCTGCATTGTAAGTAGCTGTTGAATTAGTTTTTAATGCCTCATGTCCTATAGCAGTATTATCGCCTGCTGTATTAGCATATAAAGCAAATTGTCCTATAGCTACATTTTGACTTGCGCTTACATTGTTAAATAAACTACTTTGTCCTACTGCTGTATTACTAATTCCTGTTGTATTAAATGGCATTGAGTTATTACCAATAGCCACGTTAGATCCTCCGGTAGTATTGGCATTAAGAGCGCCAGTGCCTAATACTGTGTTAAGCACACCTGTTCCAGGGCCAACCCCTACAGTTACTCCTTTTACTAACAGATCTTTATTAAACGTTTTTACTCCTTCAAAGGTTTGCGCAACTATATCCATAACACCAGGCGTAGTGCTATTTGCTGGAGCCAATCTTAATTGACCAGCAGATATTGTTGCTCCATTAGCGGTAGCAGTTGTTAAAGCACCTACCGTTAAAATTGAATTATTCACCGCGGTTGTTACAAACTGAGTTGTGGCTAATTGCAAGTTACTAGTTCCGGGAGCAGCAGTTAGAGATTGAGGGATAGAATTAAAGTTTTTAACTCCACCTATTGTCTGTGTTGTTGCGTTTATAAATCCTCTACCACTTGCTGAAGCATCCGGTATATTGAATGTGTGTGTAGAACCAGATGATACTATATTAAAGTTAGTACCACTTGTTCCAACTGCGAAAAGTTGATTTAAAGTGCTTAATGCATTTAATGACGTTATACCTCCATTAATACCAGCAGCACCAGTTGCTCCGGTTGCTCCGGTTGGACCTATTGGACCAGTAGGACCGGTTATTCCATTTGGACCAGTTACTCCAGTTAAACCTTGTGGACCAGTAGCTCCGGTTGGACCTACTTGACCTTGAGCTCCTTGAGAAGCTAACAACGCCCAGTGAGTTGTATCTGTTGGTGGCGGTATTAAACCACTAGTAGCTAATATACAAAAATAAGAAGCACCAAGGTAAGCAACTGCATCATCTGCAACATAAGAATTACCTAATGTCCAAAGTCCTTGCCAGTTTAATCCTGCTGGACCGACTGGACCTAAAGCACCTTGCGAACCTGTAGCGCCATTTGGACCTGTTGCGCCTGTTGGTCCTGTTGGACCTACACTTCCAGATGCACCCGTTGGTCCTGTTGGACCTGCTAAACCAGGAATTCCAGTATTACCTTGTGAACCTGTTAAACCTATAGGACCTTGCGAACCTGTAGCACCAGTCAAACCTGTCGGACCTGTTGCGCCTATTGGACCTTGTGGACCAGTTGATCCTTGCGAAGCAAGTAAAGCCCAATGTGCTGAATCTCCAGGAGGAGGAGTAGTTCCGTTTGTACCTAATATACAAAACCAAGAAGCTCCACCATAACCAACAGCATCGTCTATAACGTAAGTAGTTCCACCTAACCAAGAACCTTGCCAGTTTAAACCAGCAGGACCTACAGGTCCAGGTACTCCTTGTTCTCCAGCAGGACCAGTTGCGCCACCAATACCAGTTGGTCCTATTGGACCATCAGCACCGGTTGGGCCAGCAGGACCTTGTGGACCATCGGGTCCAGGTGGTAAAGATTCTACAGCAAGATCTATTACCTCTTGTAAAGAGAATAGTTTTGTTGGTGCATTATCTGTATTGTTCTGTGTACCTAAAACGTGATCGTTTAAAGTAGGTGTTACTATTGGGTAACTATTTATTATTGCCATTTATTTATATATGTTAACAGTTCCACTTGTCTAATGCAAGTTTTTTTCTTGTTGGTTCTCCATTTGGTTTCTTCATTGGACCTGGCATACCAGACATTCTAGCACAGAAAGATTTACGTCTTGCTGCATCTTTACTACCAGGCTTTAATTCCGATGGTTTTTTAGTTACTGCTGTTTGCAGTTTACTACCTGGGTTTTCTTTTCTATAACTTGCAACACCTTTAGCGTTTAATCCACCAGTCGCAGATTTACCTTCTTTACGTGTCCAAGCAGCTGTTTTCATTAGCGGTGATTTGCAACTAGCACATCTACCGCAAGTACATTTAGCTTTCATTAGTTATAAACTCTTATTTCTATTGGTTGATGATATAAATACGAATCAACATTAGCTCCATCAACATCTCTTGCTGTAATATTTATTGCTGGCATTACTCCACCATCATCAAATTGAGCAGTAAGATATGAATAATAATTAGCATATGTAAAAGTATATGTCGTTTTAGCTGTATCAAATTGGTTTTCATTATATATATAATAACTCCCAACACCATAATAACTAAACCATATATTCCCAATAGTGTTCTCTAGTACAGTTGCTACTGGAGCTCCTGTGTTGTATAATAACGCCGCTCCATATTCAAAACTATTAGCAATAGTTCCAGTGGCAATAAATGAAACGCCATTAGCATTATACGGAGCTCCAACATTAGTAAAATCATCTCCATCCGCATATCCGTCTATAGTGTAGGTAGTTCCAATTACCAATGGGTTACCACTAAGGTTTGATGGATCATCTCCGCCACTCTGTGTTAATAAAGCAGTGAATACTTGATAAGGACGAACTGTATTTGTAACATCCTCCATTGTGTACCATTTAGTCATTGCCTGCATTGCAGCGCTACCACCATACACTGTGTTAGTACTATTACTAACCATAAATACTTTTTCGTTACTTGGAATTATTGCCATGTTTTTATTTTTTTTGTTTTATTATGAACTTTTATCTATCTTGTAATTTTTACCTTTCTCCCCTTTTGTACCATTCCCATCATTACCTCTGTTCTGACTAGCATCTTCCCATCTACCATCTTCATGGTCCCAATCTTTGCCTTTACCTTTAGGGTCATGACGATGTCTTCTTTGGCTATCCGCTTTTTTATTTCTCCTATCGTCAGTTTTAGCATAAGCAAGATCTCTCGCTGCTTTAGCCTTCGCTGCCTTAGGAGACAGTTTTTGCTTCATCAACGGAGATTCGTCTCTAACACCGTCTTCGTCGTATACGTATTTTATTTGCGCTATAGGTGATTGACTTTTTAATCTAAATGCCATTGTAACTAGTTTATGTATACTCTTTTAATCACATAGAAATTATTAAATTTACATTTTAGTTAGTGTATAATATATTGTACGTTAGATGTCATTTATATGCTTAATGTATCATATATTGTACATTATCAGTTCTTTTGTGTATTATATAACACGTTGTTGTAAAAAAAAATACTATAAAAAATTTTTTTGAGGTTGGGTGTTTATGTGAGATGTAGGGAGATTTTGTGTTACTACGCTATTTCTAACTTGAAATTTGAATTCGGAAACGCTTTTTAGTTTGGCGGGTTCCCCAACTTCTGAGGTTCCTAGGTTCTGCGATGAGTCGTATCGTGTCGATCGTATAAAGGGATTGAGCTTTTACCTTTCAGTATGTATAGCATCCACCACGGAGTTACTCTATTGCTTATCAGATAATATATATGAAAGCAATTAAGCTATCAATCTAATAAATAAATAAACTATGCCAAACACAGCAGCAGTTGCAGCAGCAACACCAACAGTAGCATTGACTACAAAAAGATTCGTTATCAGAAAGAGTTTGATCGGCACTAACACAGTGATCTCATTCACCAACAACAAGCAAGTAGTGTGTACCTACAATCATGACAAGGTATACAATCAGTTGAAGACTAAGTTTGATCTTATGCCTTGCTTCGCTAAGTATGGGTCTTACACTAACACTAACAACCTACCTGCATTCGTAAGAGCGTTAACAGAGTTAGTATAGTCAATCGATCTAAGCATATCGTTAAACTGCTTACTTTATCTAATCTAATCTTATCTATCATGAAATACGTATCATCATTCTTTAGTCAAGCGAAGCCACAGATATTGCTAGCTTTATACATCGGTCTTTACTTCGTAATACGATCTGTTGTATCTTACATCTAATCTATCTATTGTTTAATCAAGGACCTTCGGGTCCTTTTTTTTAGCTTAAACATGTATAGCACACACGGACTTACAAGTTTTTATAAAAGATAATATATTTGAAGATTAATAATAATCTTTATAATTTAATATTTAATACTATGCAAAATTCAATCACCACAAAAAGGTTTGTTATCAGAAAAAGTCTAATTGGTACAAACACAGTAATTAGTTTTACTAACAACAAAAATGAGTTGATGACTTATGACCATGACAAAGTCTATAACCAACTAAAAACAAAGTTTGACTTAATGCCTTGTTTTGCTAAATATGGTAGTTATACTAATACTAATAATCTACCAGTATTTGTTAGAACATTGAAAGAGTTAGTTTAATCAAATGACCTAAGCAAGTCTTAAAACTGCTTATTATATTAATCTTAAATCAAATCACATGAAGTTAGTTAAAACAGTAAGTAAAGAGTCAGGGACAGTGTACACAGAATACACAGATGGTAGTAATACATTTATCTATGAAGATGATGTGTTGGTAGGAGTTGAAACACTAAGTTTCACTGCAACAATAAGTAATTCAGACAACAGTTTAGTTGAGTTTGTAGAATTATAATAACATAGTAACTAAATAACCCTCAGAAATGGGGGTTTTACTACACAGACTTATAAAGACACAAGTCAGATAATATCTTTGAAATTAATAATAACTTAAATCAATCATTATGAGTATTTACACAGAAGAGAACATTGTAACATTAGACAACAAACAGTATGAAAAACTATTTAATCATCCCTATGATGAGAAGTATAGAATTATCTTTAGTGATGAAGATTATGATTACATCGAAGATGAGCGTATGATCGCTATATTAGATGAAGAATATTATAAGTTAGTGTAACATATCTAATCTAAGACCCTCGAAAGAGGGTTTTTACTCTACTTAATTGTGGAATTGGCAGGCAGAGGTGTGCGTAGTCGCTAATGAAGGAATATAACTGGTAATACCATAGTATGTATAGCACTTCACGGACTTACGACGTTTAATATTTGATAATATATTCGAAGATTAATAATAATCTTTATAATTTTAATTAATAAACTATGCCAGTAAAAACTTCAAAAGCGGTTGTAGCAGCGATAGCAGCTCCCGCAGTAGTAACAACTACAAAAAATGCTTTAACGACTAAACGCTTCGTTATTCGCAAGTCATTAATAGGCACTAACACAGTAATTAGTTTTACTAATGTTAAGCAAATACTATGTACTTACGACCACGACTTAGTTTATAACGCTTTAAAAGCTAAATTTGACCTTATGCCTTGCTTTGAAAAGTATGGTAGTTATACTAATACTAATAATTTACCCGCTTTCGTTAGAGCGTTACCAACTTTAGTATAATTAATTAAATAAGTCGCCTTCGGGCGGCTTTTTTTTTATTTATAATGAGTGCCTGTGCACTGTTCTTCTGTGTACATTTAGCAATAAAGCTATTGAAGTAACAGAATTAAATGGAAATAACGCTCTTAATTTAGTGACTTTCTCTTTAGTAGTGATTGACTTGTCTTTACTTATTTCAGTAGCAATAATCCAATCTTCAATTGACCATTTAGATGTTCTCATTTTATAATTATTTATAGTTATATCTATATAATCACAGGTTGTCTCACTTATTTACAAGTTAAACAGTATGACAATAGCCCCTTACTCTTCTTACTTAATACCCTAATGTCATAGTTTACATTTTAGTTTCTTTTTAGTGTTTTTGCTATACACTTCACGGACTTTTTTAAATTTACTACAGATAATATGTTTGAAATTAATAATTAACAGTGTAAAAACTGTTATAAAGAGCAGAGAGAGTCTGTAATACACCTCTCGTAGTATTTTAACTAATAAACATTTTAACACCTTAAACTATGCAAGAATTAATCGAGAACATCCAATCTATTGAAGGTTTACTAGAGTTTAATATCGAGCCAGGTTACTGGCAAGATGAAGACGGTAACGAAGTTCAAGTAAACTTGATAATACTCCATCATTTATTTAGTTCCTTTGAAGATGAAACTTACTTAGAACTAATGAGTCTATTTCCTGAGAATACTGATGAGTATGAAGATGAGGAAGGATACTATGTTTCAACCTTCATAGATTATAAGGTTTAAAACCCTCCGGACTTACAAATATAATAGTCAGATAATATACGTGAAATAAATAATTAATTTAACCTTTAACACCTAATTCCTATGTCAAACAAAGTATCAAGTTACAAGCGCAGAGAGTCTACAATCTGGTTAAACAAAGTAGAATACACTGGTTTTTTAATTGGTTCATTACCGTCAAGGTTTGCCTACATCTACGATGAAGACGAAGAACGAGATGGAATATCAAGTTGGTTTAACTTCAGAGGTTTAACCTACATAGCCAAAAGAGACTTACAAACTGGTTGGTAATATGAGTTGTGGTTTTAATAGTGATGCTATCGATGGTTTCAAAGCTTTCATCCTCTGTGGTGGAAGCAGAGACCAGGTAGTTCGCGAGATGTCTGAGTATATTTATACACAGTGTACTTGGGATTCCAATTGGGAAAGACACGAGTTATTAGAAAAATTAATCAAAATAGTATATAATGAAGAAATACAGTAAGATTGCTAGTATAATATTATTAAAGTTCAAAGTTGGATTTATTAACCTTGCTATTGGCGCAGGTCAGGCATTAAGAAGCTAAAATATGGAAGCAGCAGCACAATTAGCTCATGACTACATGAAGCAAGTTAAACAAAATAGAGTGGATGAGCATAGGCATCTGCACTCACACGAGAGACGCTGTGGCGGACTTACGTACTCTGAATGGAAGTTGCCCGTTAGGCAGAAGACAACGTTTAGTAAGGGTAAGAAGTTCGCTAGCACTCGACTGTGGAGTTACAAGTCTGTGCCAACAGAAGACGGGTTTAAATCATTAACTATTAAAACTATATAATCATGAGTAAATTAAGAGTGGCACAAGTGCCTAAAGAATTCAGAAATCAGATGTTCTCTAATATGGTTACCATAAGAGGTAGAGAGGGAACACTAGAAGCATGCGAGAATAACATTACATTATCTGAAGCTTTTCCGTGGCTATTAACGCCTGAAGGTCATAAATTCTGGGAAGATATAAGTAATGGTAAAACTCCTAAACCAGTTGGCGTTAGTGCGGTTGGTGAAACATTAGAACAAGTGGTACAAGAAGCAGAACGAAGAGGATTCGCTAACGGTGTACATACTAAATGGGGTCAAATCAAAGAACGATTCAATGGTAATTCTGCAATTCAAGAACATGAGTTACAAGATGATGGTACGTTCTATTACAGAAACATTAAGGTTCGTAAAGCAAATGGTAAATGGATTAAACCTTTATCCGCTGCTGAGTCTGATGGTGGGACTGAGGTCGATGTAGATGCTATACACGCTTTTCTTAAGAAATTAGTTGAGAAAATTCATTTGAATTAAAGATAGCGGTCGCTTGACTCAGATAGTACAGCGACAATCATTGGAACCGCTGAAGTTCTCGAATGGTGGCGTAAGCTAAAGGGTAATCTTACAACGGCGGAGTGCCTATTCCTTAATCTCCGCTAAATGACCAAGTACTGGGTTTCAATGGCATGTTGCGACCGACGGGTTAAGAGGTTCGATTCCTCTTTTGGTTACTAATATTAAATATATTACTATGAAAACATTTGATGTAGAAATAAAAGAAATACTTGCTAGAACTATAACAGTTAAAGCAGAAGACGAAATAGACGCTCGATCATTAGTTGAAGAGATGTATCGTGGCGAAGAAATAATATTAGATTACAGTGATTTTGTATTAGTAGAATTTAACTCAACAGATTATGATTGATACTTGGAATAATCCTCCTGAAGAAATGGAAGACGAATGCGACTTCTGTGGTGAACCATGTGATGGTCACTTTTGTTCAACTGAATGTAGAAAAGCCCATGAGCAAGATAATTAATATCTACACGGACTTTATAATAATTTAGTCAGATAATATATGTGAAACAAAAAATAAACGTGTATGCAAGCTAAAATCAAAGTAAAAAACGGGTACTGGACTTACAATGGTAAATCATTAGTCAACTGTACATTTCCAGAGAGACAAATAGTATCTCAGTTCATTAAAAACTCTATATTTAGTTTCGAAATAGATCCACAAATGGATGTTAGAGAGACTAACGATCTGTTAGAGCATAATTATAATTTCGAGTTTGTTAGACCTTAAATAATTTAATATATGGAAAGTAATTGCTGTGGTGCTTGGACAAATATGGAAGAGTACGGAATTTGCCCAGAATGTTTAGAACATTGTGAATTTATTGATGAAGATGAAGATGAAGCGTAAGACGCTTGCTATACACGCTTTTTAGCGTGGTCGGTTAAATCTGGCGATGGTTCAATAGCATAGGTTGAACTGAGAGTTCGATTCTCTCTTATCCACAAAGTTATCATAGTGATAACCTTTATTAATCTCTTTAATCCCTTTAAGAATGGCGACAGCTAAAAAAACAAAAGCAGTAGTTCCAGAAACAGTAGGAGTAGGTTCCGACTTTGTATTTATGGACAAATCACTCAGTATATTAGATATTGGGTTGAAGACAGGTAAAAATATTGTATTGTATGGTCCAGGTGGTCACGGTAAGTCAGAACTTACTATGGCTTATCTTGCTGAAAAAGGCATCGACCCTTACGTAATTACAATGGGTACTGGTATGACTACAGATAGACTATTTGGTGGTCTTGACATACCTACATTTGAGAAAACAGGTAAAATTGAATACCTTGTTGAGAATTCGTTTATGAATAATGAGTATGTAGTATTCGAAGAATTATTCGATGCACCTGATTTTATTCTTGAACAATTAAAAGATATTTTATCTTCTAAAGTATTTAGAAATGGTACGCAGATCTTTCCTATTAAAACTAAATTTATAATCTGTTGTACTAATAGAACTCGTGAAGAATTCTCTAAGAATGCATCGTTAAAAGCATTAATGGAACGTTTTCCACTTGAGTTAAATGTAGTATGGGATAATTATACTGAAGCTAGTTATAACAAGTTGTTAGAAGTTAAGTTCGGTCAAGGTAATGTAGATCCTATTATTCCTTATTTACTTCAAGAGTATCACCGTGGTGGTGTCACTATTTCGCCAAGGGTGGCAGTGACAGCTTATACAGTATATGAAGAATGTGGTCCTGACTCGTTAAACTTCATTGCAGAATTTGCTAAAAAACCTGCATTAATCGCTGAAACTCTTAAAAAATACCAAAGTACTTTAAAATTCAGAAAATTATCTGACGATCTTGGTGAAGTTGTTAATAAATTACAAGCAAATAATTTAATAACTACAGCAGAACAAGCAGAGTATACTAATGATATTAACGTGTTAGCTAATACAATTAGAGATATTAAAAAGTTAACGGTATCAGATGACCTTGCAACCAATCACGCTTCGTTAATTAAAAGTGCGACTGAGTTATATACGACCTTATCTAAAAAGCAAACTGTATCATCTATAATGGAATAAATTATGAGTAAGTATTCTAGTTACTGGGGTTCTGATGACGATTATACTTCAGAGTATGATACGTATGGAAATTATGGTTACGGTGGTAGAAATAGTAAAAAAGAAAGTAGATACAGTTCATACTCTTGGAAACCGAGTGTATGGACTAACTACTCTTGGGGTGGACTTGAAGAAGAAGATGATAATTCTAAATTATTCGTTAAAGATCCAGTTACTTATTTAACTCCTACTAAAGCAGATATTAAAGCAAAGTCTAATGTATGGATTGATAAGTCAATAGATACTATTAAGGAATTAGCTCGTGTCTGTTATTTTAAAATGATAGACGAGCGTGAGTATGTTAGTGAAATGTTTGCTGATTACGACTCTCTTTCTGAAGGTCAACAGTCAGACTACGAACAAAAGAAACAGTTGTATGATGGTATCTTTGAACAATTCATTCCTGGTAATACTCCACTTGAACAAGCAATAGCTATTTATAGACAAATTGGCGGTAAAAGCGAATATAAAAGAAGAGATCCAAGCGAACAAGATGAAGATGAAGATATGGACTATGATTCAACTCTTAGTTTTGATAGAGCAATTTATTCTGATCCTTCTATCAATGAACAACTTGAATTTAACGAGTTAAGTAAAGATAGAAAAATGGATATTCTTGATAAAATATCTATTGTTAGTAGACTAGGTGATCAGTTCAAAGTTGAAAAAGAAGTTGATGAAAAACTTGTATCAAACTCTGATCAGTATGTTAAAAAGATCATGCGTGACTATGCTCAGTTTAGTCAAATAGAATTATATCAGAAAATGTTTCCAAACTTTCGAACTAAGTTCTTAACTAAAGATTTAACTGTTAACGTACCTGTCGACCGAAAGGAACATAAGCAAAAAATAATTATATTATTAGATTTTTCTGGTAGTATGGACGAAGTTGAAAAGCAGATATGGGTGAATGCTATACTCATTGACCGTTTACGTTATGTCATGAAAGAAGAAGCTGAGGTATTCTTTAGTTACTTCGTACATAATCCTAAAAATCTACAATTCCATCATCTTAAAGATAGAAAAGATGTAATGGATTTCTGGACATGGTTTTCTAACGATCCTGACGGTGGAACAACTGACATTGGCGCAATGGTTACATCTGTAGCTAATGATGTTGCTAATCATAAGTTAGGTAATCTAACTGTAGATTTATCAGTTGAAAAACCTGAAATACTCGTTATTAACGACGGTCAAGATAGAGTTGGTTATGATACTTTACCTTATAAAGTTAACGCCATATCTTTATTAGACTTCAGTGATGAGTTAAAAAATCTATGTGTTAAAACAGGTGGTAAACAAGTTAGAGTTGGTTATGACCATTCTGTTACAGCGTATGCTGAAGAAGGTACAACCGTTATAGACGACGGTAAAAAAACAAAGTCAGCTTAACAGTTTTTAAAGGGCCCACTGTGAAAGGTGGGTCTTTTTAATATTATAACTATATGAAAGACAGATATATAACAATGAGGAATAGTAACACTTTAGACTTACAATTCCTATATGACTTCTTTTTATCTAAAGGTGGTAAGTTAAGTCCAAACGAATTTGGTGTTGGTTTGAATTACTTAAACGCTATAGACTTATTAGAGTTTTTAGATAAAGAATTTGAACTAACAATTATAACAGACAAGCAAGGTAATTTTATAAAAGTTATATCATGAAAGACGAAGATATTATTGGAAAAGAATTTATTGCTGTTGAATTTGGTAAAACTGGAGTATTAACTTGTAATGAGCAATATAAACCATTTCTTGGTAAAACAGGTACTGTAACTAATGTACATCCAGATTTTACAGAATATGCTCGCGTGGAATTTAATATTCCTGGTTATATACACGCTTTACATTGGCCTGTTAAAGTTGTTAAAGAACAATTACAGGAAAACTTATTTAAAGAAACTCCTGAATATACTGAATATTTATTTAAAGAAATACTTAATTTAACTAAAACAAAATAATTATGGGATTAGACATGTATCTTTATAGAAATAGAGATCAAAATGAAGAAGTTGGGTATTGGCGAAAAGCGAATGCTATACACGGGTGGATAGTCGAAAACGTACAAAACGGACAAGATGACTGCGAAATATACGAATTTCCATTAGAAAAAATGCTTGAATTATATTTTTTATGTAAAAAAGTAATTAAAAATCCATTAAAATACCAAGTTAATTTAAAACCAATGAGTGGTTGTTTCTTTGGTAGTTATGACTATGACGTATATTACATAGAATATCTTAAAAATACTGTAAAAATACTTGAAAAAGCATTAAAACAACCTCAAGACACTTATCAATATCAATCATCATGGTAGATAGTTTAATAAAAGAAAGAGCATCTGATAAAGCATTTGCAAGAATTAGTGTTTTAGAATCTGAAGTGTTTGCTCTTAATAGAGATGTTAATAATGGTGGTTCTGGTGGTATTACACTGGAACAGTTGTTAGGTGTAGTAGATCACACTGAAACAGAAAGACTTATCTGGATCTACATATCTAGTTTAATAGAAAAAGATAATAGATTATGAAAGAATACATTAATAGATATAAAGACAAATTTACTTTTACAGAAAACGACGACCATGACATACTATGGGAAGGTAACTTTGAGTGGTGTAGATTTGGTATGCCAAATGACTATACAGAAGCTTATAAAGTTTACTGTGAAGACATGGGTAACTTATTGACAATGGAAGAATTTAAAACCGCTGTTCATAAGTATGACGATATTAAAGGTAAATATATTTTAAGTGATAAATATATACGTTTAGTTGGTTCTTTAAAAAACGAAATAGATATGGTTGATCCTTCTGGTGGACCTTATATATCTAGAGGCATGTCTCTGAGTTCATTTGGATTCAAAGATTACATTGTAAAAGATTTTGAACGTATAGACACAGGTTATAAAATAATTACAGAGAAGTGTCCTATGTGCAATCAGGCGGGAGGAATACATAAAATGAGTTGTGAAACAAGAAAAATAACTATATTATTATGACAAAAGAAGGAACAAAACAGATTTTACCCGAATGGTTTGACGGTGAAGTCTACACGGAAGGAGCAGAAGTTACCAATCCATACAGTGGATGTGGTTGTTATTTATCTCCAAAGGAGTTAAGTATGTATGACTTTATTAAAGGTTCAGAAATGTTACTTAATCAAGGTATACAGTCAGAAAGTTTGGTAAATGCCTTTTATGAAGGTTTATGGTGGTTTAAGGATAATAATATTGAAGCTTACATGATACTATTAGATTAATATATGGTAAAAGACATTTTAAACAAGTTAAAGTATATTTTATTCTGTGTTATAGTTATAGGTTTGAGTTTAATTTTAAAAATGTGTGAAATGAAAAGATTATAACATGAGTAGAACAGTTAAACAAGCATATAGAAAATCTAAAAGATTTGATAAGTCATGCAGAAACCATGGTGGTTGTTCTTACTGTCAAAGTAACAGATACCATTCACATAATAAAAGAAACGAAGAATCGTTACACGGACTTAAAATTCTAAATGATAGATAATATTTAAAACAAAAACAATAAACGTATGACTAAAAAAGAAATGGAAGAGTTAGCAAATTTAATAGTTAATAAAATTGTTGAAAAACAAAAAGAACTAGATAAAGAGTTTATCCAAGACTTAGAAGCAAGTAACGTACCGATAGAGGTTCATGAAAGAATAAGCGATAAAGATAAAATGGTAATGGAAGTTACAAGACTTATAGTTTTGTTAGATGTATTAGAAAAAGCTGAGAAATACGAACAGGCAGCTGTTTGTTCTGAAAGAATAGCTTTTTTAAAGTTGCAAATATCTAAAGCTTATTAACATGGGAAAAAGTAAGGAATTATTTGAAAAAATAAGAAATGAAACAGAGAATGATGAAGATTATTTATATAATAATTATGTAGAAACTGTGACAATAGGGTCTATATATAAAGAATAACAGACTAATGTCACACGATAGAAATATAAAGTATTTAACTGATAGACGTATAATATATAGAAGGTTTCCATTAGAAGATACACCAACACAGAGATTTGAGTGGGGTGACTATTATGAAGATGGAACCTTCGAGTGTTATGAGTTGTTTAGAAGTAAGGCCAAAATTAATACTTATAGAAGTCTAAAATGGCATTTGTTAGTTATATGGTATCTTAATCCTAAACTAGGTCAAGATAAATTAGAAACTTTATGTAAGTTTATTTGTGATAAGAAAAACAATTTTGTTACCTTTACCATATCAGATCAGTTAATGAAAACTATATTATATGAAGTAAGTATGAAAGATCTAGAATCTCCTCCTAAGAATAAAGTTAGGAAGATAATATTTAAAGACCAATGCCAATTAACGGCTGAACAGAAACTACAAATTGTAGGTCAAATTATCGGTCGTAAGAAATTATCTGAGTCAGAGATTTACGATGCTATGCTATACACTCATGATGATGGTGAAAAAATTACTGTTGAAAAAATAGCAAGATATTTAGGTTGTTCTGCTAGAACTGTTTACAGAAATATGGGTGAAGAACTTAAAAGAGAAAAAGAATTATTAAACCAAGAATTATGAGTAGAAACAGAACTTTAAAAGAATCATTCATTAGAGACGCGATTAAAGGCACTATTAGAAATGATGTTGAAATTGCTGAAAAATTTGCTATTGGATTTTTAGATTGGATATACTATGATAAAAACAATTATGCAGAAGATTGGCATAATGGTTATTATTCAACTCCAAAACTATTAGAAATCTATAAAAAAGAAAAAGGATTATGAAAAAGTATAATTTACAAAATTATTTAAGGTATAAAGACGATGTCAAAAAAACCCTTAAAAGAATAGACAAAAAGAACTATAGTGATTATACTAGAGACGAACTAATAGCCACATTTCTACCTTTAGTAGAGAATATATCTAAAAAGTTTTCTACAGCAGATCAAGCATCAGGTATAATGGATATAACTGATATAATTCAAGAAGGTAGTATAGGTTTAATATTTGCTGTTGATAAAATAGAATGGGAAACTATAAACTCTTCTAACAATCAAGAACAAACTATTAAATCTTTTCTATCAAAAAGAATTAAAGGTTCTATTAGAAGAGCTATTGATATTAATAGAGGTTCTATACGTATACCAGAACATAAGTTAAATGAGATGCGTAGAAATCCAGAGGATAAACAAATGGTTGAAATGTTCTTTAATAGTATATTTCAAAGCATAGACAAAGACGATAGTTTATTTTACGAAGATAGTAACGGTGACGGCGGTGGTGGTGTAAGTTCTTATGCTGAACAGTATGAAGACAAGTCTAAAGAATATAATATAGATTTTCTTAATGCTTATCTGTTTGGTTTATTTAAAAAATATTTAACTCATAATGAGTCTGAAGTATTAAGATTAAGTTATGGTTTAGATTGTGATAAACATTCTGCCAATGCTATTGCTGATTTTTTAGGATTTAAAGGTCCTAGTGCTTACGTCAGAGTTTCTGAGTTAAAAAAACTAGCAGTAACCAAGTTAATAGATAATGTAGATTCATCGCAAGTAATTGACTATCTGTAGTTTAAATGTAAATTTATTAAAAAACATGTAATTATATAGATATAAACATTAAACAATTAAATCAAATATATGGCAACAAATGTAAAAACTTTATCTGAGAAATTATCTGCAATACAGGTAGAGTTTAAGTCTAATAAAAGCAGATACAATTCTTTTGGTAAATACAACTTTAGATCGGCAGAAGACATCCTAGAAGGTTTAAAACCTTTTAATGTTAAATACGGCGTGTATTTTACAATAAGTGAAGATTATATTTATTCTCACGATTTACCTGTGATAATAAGTAAAGCTGCTATACACGATAATCTTACAAACGAGGTTATTGAGGTAAAAGCAATTGTCGGTGTTGATTTAGTTCAAAAAGGTATGCAGACACCACAAGCTTTTGGTTCTGCTAGTTCTTACGGTAAAAAATATGCTCTTGGTAATTTATTGCTGATTGATGATACCGCTGACGCAGACGCTTCAAATACACATGGTAAAACAGAAGTAGTAAAAACAAAACTAGATGTTAAAGACGCTGCTTTTTCAAAAGCTAAAACGTTTGTTGAGACAGGTGGATCTATAGATACTATAAAAGGTAAATATGAATTAACTAAAGAAGCAGAATTAATTTTATCAAAACTATAATATGAAAAAAGAACTTATCTTAGAGAGATTAAAGAACGATGAAGATTATTATGGTGATTTTGGTAAACAGTTTTTAAGCAATTCAAATATAATGACATTGCTTACAAATCCATCTGCCTTAAGAGAACAACAACAACCTAACATTAATTTTCTAATAGGTGGTTACTTTCATACAGCAATACTAGAACCTGACAAACTTAAAAAATATAGAGTAGTAGAAGCATCTACTAGAAATACTAATGTATATAAAGAAATGTCTGGTGGCGAAATGTGTTTATTACAACACGAAGTAGACCAATTAGAGGTTATGATAGATAAAGTTCTAGTTAATGAAGTTTGTAGAGGTTTAATAAGAGGCGATAATGTAGATTATGAAGTTCCAGGTATTGCTGAAATATCTGGAGTAATGTGGAAAGGTAAAGCTGATATATTAAATCATTCTGAAAAACTAATAGTAGATCTTAAAACAACTTCTAATATACTAGACTTTAGATATTCTGCTAAAAAATATAATTATGATAGTCAAGCTTATATATACAAACATCTATTTGGTTATGACATGGTTTTTATGGTCATAGACAAAACAACTCATCAAATAGGTATATATGACTGTTCTGAAAAGTTTTTAGAAACAGGTAAAGAAAAAGTTGAAAAAGCAGTAGAAGCTTATAATTTATTCTACAACGATCCTGACTTTGTTCCGGAAAATTATTTTATCAATTTGACTTTATAGATATGAGTACTAAAGAATATATGAGAGAATATCTATCAGATCCTATAAATAAAGAAAAAGCAAATATTAGAAATAGAGAATATTCAAATAGACCTGATATAAAAGCTAGAGAAAAAAAACGTATACAAGATAGGCAATCTGGAGGATATTTTGTATACTATATTCCAAGTACACATTATTGTGGTATAACTAAAGACATGTATGTTAGAGAATCTTTTCATAGAACAGTAAATAAAATAGATACTACTGGAATGAATATTTTGTATCATAGTGATAATTTATTAGATGCAGCGCATCACGAAGCAATGTTTCAATCTGTTCTTGGTATGAATGGATTAAACGTAAAAAACATTAAAAACTAACTTAACACTTTAATTTTATGGCAAGACCAAAGAAAACAGTTACATTACCAGATTTAAGAGTTTACAAAGAAGTACAAAAAGTAAAACAACAATTAAGCGTTTACGATAAATTAAAACAATTTTTTAACCAATTTAATATATTCTAATATGGCATCAATTATCAATGCAAGCATTAATCTTAATGAAATTCCAAAGCACAAGATTATAGATGGTAAGAAAGGTAAATATCTACCTATTACCATAACTATAAACAACGATTTGGATAATTTTGGAAACCAAGGTCCTATAACTGTTGGACAAAGTAAAGAAGAAAGAGAATCAAAAGCACCTAAAGTTTATCTTGGTAATGTAAAAGTTTTATGGACTGATGGCGTAAACGTCGCCGTCGCACCAAGAGACGGTCAACAACAGTCAACGCCAGTAAGACGAGCGCCGGCAGCGGTTGAAGATGATCTACCATTTTAGTTCTCAATATAATAAACCTATAATTGAATAATAAACTTTATAGGTTTATTATAAAACATAATTGAACCTATAGCGCTTACCGTGAGATCAGTCTATAAGTCTTTTTTGGGTATAGGCGCACTAACTTCCATTTTCAATAGAACGCAAACTAGTGGCGGTAGGCAAGACCACTCGAGAGGTTAAGTAACATTGCCTTTTATATCACTGCAAGATAGCATCTTGCCGGATAACACACTGTAGTTAGTTAAACCCCATTTATTGGGGTTTTTCTATCTATAATTAGTAACAATTAAATTAATCAAATGCAAGTAAACAATACAGAGATCAATGGATTCTTGATTGATACATTCAATCGATATGATCTAGAAGAAGGTAAAACACAAGGCATTTGTCCACTGTGTTCTTCTGATAGAAAACCTAAAAACGAGAAAGCAAAATGTGCTTCTTATGATTGGGAACGTGGTCTTGGAACTTGTCATAATTGTAATAAGTCATTTCAGTTACATACTTATCAACGTAAAGGTTCTAGCGAAAAGGTCTATATTAAACCACCTGTTAAAGAACAAGTTGAAGAAATGCAAATAAGTCAACCAGTTGTTAATTGGTTTTCTGCACGTGGTATTTCTAAAGAAACTCTTTATGAATTACAAATATCCGAGGGAAAAGAATTTATGCCTCAAACAGGTAAAGAAGAAAATGCTATACACTTTAATTACTTTGTTGGCGATCAACTAGTAAATATTAAATATCGTGATGGCAAAAAGAATTTTAAACTTTACAAAGGCGCTGAAAAAGTATTTTACAATATTAACAGTATTGTAGGTTTTGAGTATTGCGTCATAGTTGAGGGCGAAATGGACGTACTAGCATTACATGAAGCAGGTGTAACAAACGTTGTATCTGTACCTAATGGTGCTACTTTAAATACAAATAATCTAGAATATTTAGATAGTTGTATAGATTACTTTGAAGATAAAGAAAAGATTATATTAGCAGTAGACTCTGATGCGGCTGGTCAAGCATTACAAGCAGAGTTAATTCGTAGATTAGGATCAGAAGTTTGTTATTTAGCATCGTTTGAAGACTGTAAAGATGCCAATGAATACTTATTGAAGTATGGTAAAGAAAAACTGTCTCAGCGTATATCGCAAGCAAGACCTGTTCCATTAGAGAATGTAAAAACTTTTAAAGACATTGAAGATGATGTTACAGATTTTGTTAGAAACGGATTTAAACCAGGTTTTCAAGTTGGATTGGATAACTTTGATAGTATATTTTCTACTTATACCGGTCAGTTTATTACTGTTACTGGAATACCTAGTTCTGGTAAATCTGACTTCGTTGACCAAATGGTTATCGGGTATAACGCAAATTATGGGTGGAAAACTGCTTTTGCTTCTCCAGAAAATCAACCGACTTATCTACATGCTCATAAGTTAATGCGTAAAACTTGGGGAGACATGCCTTCGCCTGAAGATATTAACGGAGACAAATGGAACCAAGTAGCAGGTCATGTAAACGATAGTTATTACTTTATTGACATGGAACGTTATACTTTAGAATCTGTTCTTAGAAAAGGTGCAGAACTGGTTAAACGTAAAGGTATAAAATGTTTAGTCATAGATCCTTTCAATAAAGTTAGAGCACAAGATGCTTCTGGAGACGTTAACGTTTATACATTAGAATATCTACAACAGATAGAGATATTTGCTAAAAAGTATGACGTATTGGTTATAGTAGTAGCGCATCCAACTAAAATGTATAAAGACAAAGATGGTAAAATAGAAGAACCAACAATGTACAACATTAAAGGTGGTGGCGAATGGTACGATGCTTCTTATCACGGTTTATTAGTACATAGAGATTATGAAGCAAAAACTGTTAAATGTAAAGTTCTTAAAGTTAAATTTCAAAACTTAGGTGAGAATGGAGCTGAAGCTCATTTTAAATGGGAACCACGTTCAGGATGTTTTATACCTCAACAACCACCAGACTTTTCTAACAGTAAAATGCCTTGGGAATAATGGCTAAAAAAAGTATAATTGATATGGGTAACTATTTATATTCTAAAAAAGAATTTGAAGCTTATCGATGGTGTATTGAAAATGGTATATATATAACACCTAAAGCAAAATCAACTAGTCAATGGTATTTAACCATAGAGATAAATAAAAAAATAAATGTAAGTCCAGATTCTTATGGTAAAATGGATATATGGAGACAAATGTATAAATATTATATTTACTATTATGACAAATACAAAAAGTAGTTTTTTAAATGCTAATGAAGCTTACGAGTATTTTTTAGACAAAATAATACTAGAAGGTGTTGAGTTTGATAATACTAAAGCTTTGTTTAATGTTGGTTTTGAAATACAACATCCAATGTGGAATACTATCTACAATGAAGAACGTAAGTGGAATCCTAAATACGCGGAAAGAGAATGGGAATGGTATTTATCAGGTAATCCTAGTGCTGTAGAAATATCAAAATATGCGCCAATATGGAAAAATATGATGGACGAAGATGGTAATGTTAGATCTAATTATGGTTGGCAATGGAAAAGAAATAATCAATTATCAAAAGTTGTAGACTTATTAAGAGATAATCCTAATACTAGAAAAGCTACAATATCTATTTATGATGGAAAAGAAATTGATACTTATTCTAATGACACTCCATGTACATACGCTGTTCAGTTTACAATATTAGAAGGTAAATTAAATATGGCTGTTCTAATGCGTTCTAATGATCTCTGGTACGGTTTCTGTAACGATCAATACTGTTTTTCAATGTTACAACAAACAGTAGCTGATTTCTTATGTATCGAAGTTGGTACTTATTATCATTTTGCTCACAATTTACATTTATATAACGACAAATTATGACACCAAAAGAAAAAGCAAAAGAGTTAGTAGAAAGATTTATAAATTCAGATTCTATGATTTTTAGTCTTAAAGGAGCAAAAGAATGCGCATTAATAGCTGTTGATGAATTAATTAAACAAACAGGAAGTAAGTATTGGTATGATGTTAAACTAGAAATAGAAAATTTATAGTTATGGAAGAAAAGAAAACAATAGAATTTTGGAAAGACGGTGAATATGTCGCAAAAGGTGGATATTTTATTAGAAGCGAAATAAAGACTTTTTTAAACAAATTAATTGAAAATGGACTTGAACCTGTTGGAATAATTGTAGATTTAGAGTCTTTTAACTTAGAAGTAATTGTAAAAGAATAAAAAATGAAATATTATTTATATCATATCTTTGGTAAAAAGATAGGCGTTACGTGTGATCTTAAGGATAGGTTAACACGTCAACAAGGTTGTGCTTGTGGTGAATATGAAGTTCTTGATTCTAGTGAAGATATAGATTATATATCAGAAAAAGAGTTAGAACTTCAACTTGTCTACGGTTATAAAGTAGATAGACAATCTTATAAAGAATTAATAACTAAACAATCAAATCTAAAATCAAATCAAATGGTACTAAACGTAACAGAACAAACAACTACATTTCCGTGTCCAGTAAACAAACTTAAAGGAAACTTAATGGACAATTTAGGAGTACAGATTAAAACTCCTTTTGGTAGTTATACACTTATTCCAAAGTTAGCAGAATGGATAATAGAAAACGCTAATACTTCAATGTTTAATCCAGCTAGATGTTATGTGTATAATAAAGCAATGGATGAATTCTGTAAATCTCTAGTTAAACAAAGTCCAGCAACAGAATATAAAAACCAACCAGAAGAAGTAGTTGAAGAACAACCTAATGTTTATGACTTAATTAGAGAATGGGCTAACGAAAGAGGTATATATAAATCTGGTGATACTAAAACTCAATTTGCTAAACTACAAGAAGAAGCAGGTGAACTAGCAAGAGCTATTCTTAAGAATGATAAACCCGAGTTTATAGATGCGATAGGAGATATGGTTGTTGTATTAACTAACCTAGCTGCTTTAGAAGGTTTAAAAATAGAAGATTGTATAAATTCTGCTTATGATGTAATTAAGTCACGTCATGGCAAAATGATTAACGGTACTTTTGTTAAAGAAAACCTTCAACCAACAAGCATTCCGCGTGATGCAAGATTTAATGTAAACAATACAAGTGGTGGTAGAACAATAAACGCACATTTAACAACAACTTTATAATATGACAGAAAAGAATATTGTCTTTAGAGACCCAGTAGTTGAAAGAGTTGTAGAGAAATTTGTATCTAGATCAGATATAGGTTTTGAAAAGTATGGTAATACATTACATGATGAACGTACTAAGAAAATGAAAGGTCTTTTTAAATATTTAAACGATGTACAAGAAGAGTTAATGGATGCAGTGCTATACATACAAGCATGTAAAGAGGAAATTCAAGATTTAACTGAAGAAGCGTTGATACAAGAATTTAGAGATATTGATGTAGATTTTGAATTAGTTGATCCAGGTCATCATTACGCATTTACTATAGATGAAGAAGATAGTTAGAAAGAAAGGACCAGTAGTTTCAAAAAAGGTGGTATATGACGGTATCACCTTTGCTTCTGGTTTAGAAAAGTATATGTACAAAGCTTTAAAACAAGCCGATATAGATGTTGAGTATGAAAGTCAATCGTTTGAACTATTACCTTCTTTTACTTTTAAAAATGATTGTATTGAAAGGCAATCTAACGGCAAAGGTGATTACGTAAATAAAGGTAATAAAAAAGTTTTAAATATAAAATATACTCCAGACTTTATTGGTTATGATTTTATTATAGAAACTAAAGGTAGAGCAAACGATTCTTTTCCATTACGTTGGAAAATGTTTAAATACTTAATGACTTTGATGTGTGATAAAAGAACTTTATACAAACCTCAGTCACAACGCGAGTGCGATACAACTATTGAATTAATCTTAAAAAACAGAAAACAATGACATTAAACAATGATGAAAAAGGTTGGGAATTAGCCGTTGGTTTATATCCAGGAATACTATTTGGTTTTAGGACATACGAAGAACCACATTACAATACACACGTATTATATTTACCATTTATAAACGTACTTTTAACAATAGATAAATAAGAATGAGTTTAACATTAGACAAACAGATTTTAAGCGATATAACAGTATATACTAAATACGCCAAGTATTTGCCAAGTAAAGAAAGAAGAGAAACGTGGGAAGAATTAGTAACTAGGAATATGGAGATGCATATATCAAAGTTTCCAGAAATGAAACAATCAATTGAACAAGTTTATAAAAATTTCGTATTCAATAAAAAAGTTTTACCTTCGATGCGAAGCCTCCAGTTTGGCGGTAAAGCTATTGAGCTTAATAATGCTAGGATTTATAACTGTGCTTTTCTACCTATTGATAGTATTCATAGCTTTTCTGAGACTATGTTCTTACTACTCGGAGGAACTGGTGTTGGCTATTCAGTACAAAACCATCAAATTGAAAAACTTCCGGAAATAAGAAAACCTAATTACGATAGAAAGAAAAGATACGTAGTTCAAGACAGTATTATAGGTTGGGCAGATGCTATTAAAACTTTATTTAAGTCTTATACTGGAGGATTAACTTCTCATATAGAATTTGATCTTTCTGACATTAGACAAAAAGGAGCTTTATTAGTTACTGCTGGAGGTAAAGCACCAGGTCCAGAACCATTAAGAATTGCTTTGGTTAAAATTGAAGCTATTTTAAGAACAAAAGATGACAGATCTAAACTTACTGACATTGAGTGTCATGATATTCAATGCCATATTGCCGATGCGGTTTTAGCAGGAGGTATTAGACGTGCTGCGATGATCAGTTTGTTTGATCTAGACTCTACAGCAATGTTAAACTGTAAAGCTGGTAATTGGTGGGAAGATAATCCACAACGAGGTAGATCAAATAATTCAGTAGTACTTTTAAGACATAAAATTGACAAGAAAACATTTGACAAAGTATGGGAGCGTATCGAAGCTTCTGGTTCTGGTGAACCGGGCATATACCTCACTAATGATAAAGATTGGGGAACTAATCCTTGTTGCGAAATTGCTTTACGACCTTATCAGTTCTGTAATTTAACAGAAATTAATATGTCTGATATTGAAGATCAAGATGATTTTAACGCTAGAGCATCCGCTGCATCATTTCTAGGTACATTACAGGCATCGTATTCTGATTTTCATTATCTACGTGATATTTGGAAAAAGAACACAGATAAGGACGCATTATTAGGAGTATCAATGACAGGCATAGCCTCTAAATCAAACTTAGAATTAAATTATGAAGAAGCAAGTAAAATCGTTAAAGAAACAAATAATGTTATTGCAACAAGTCTTAATATCAACAGAGCGGCAAGAACAACCGCGGTTAAGCCGGCCGGAACTACTAGCCTTGTTCTCGGCACTTCTAGCGGTATCCATGCTTGGCATAACGACTATTATATTCGCCGTATGCGTCTAGGAAAGAATGAAGCAATTTATTCTTATTTAGCAATTAATCACCCAGAACTACTCGAAGATGAGTATTTTAATCCAACATTGCAATCAGTTATTTCTGTTCCTCAAAAAGCTCCTAATGGCGCTATTACGAGACACGAATCTACGTTAGATCTTTTAGAAAGAGTTAAATTAATATCTAAAGACTGGGTTAAGACTGGTCATATTAAAGGTAATAATACTCATAATGTATCTTGTACGGTTTCTGTAAGAGATGATGAATGGAAAATCATTGGTGAATGGATGTGGGCAAATAAAGATTACTATAATGGTTTATCTGTATTGCCTTATCACGGTGGAACTTACAAACAAACTCCATTTGAAGATTGTACTAAAGAAGTTTATGACGAAATGATGTCTACTTTAAAAAATGTAGATTTATCTAAAGTTATAGAAGTTCAAGACAATACTAATTTTGGTGAATCAGTTGCTTGTGGACCAGGTGGTTGCGAAATAACATAATATGATATATATAGAAGATAATTTTTTACCAAGTAATTTAATAAATATACTTGACAAAGATGAGACAGAATTCCAGGAAATAAAAACTCCTGGAAAGTCTTTTTGGGTTAAATTTCCAACAGATGATTTCATAGAATTAGTTTGTGATAAGATTTCTAAAATAGAAAATGTTGTTATAGAACCAATACTAGGTTTCTTTAGAGAAGCAAAACAAGGTCAAGATACTGATTGGAGAATACATAACGACTCAATAATAGAAGGTCAACAACCAGACAGAGCTGCTGTATTGTATATCTCTGAAGAACAAGAAGAAGGTTTAAACGGCACGGCTTTTTGGGAACATTGGGTCCACGGAGAAAAGTTTGAGAATGTTTCTATTGAAGAACAAAATAGATTGTTAAAGGAGGATTCTAACGACTTAGATAAATGGATATTAAAATCCGTAGTAGGTCATAAACAAAATAGATTAATATCTTATCCATGTAACTACTTCCATAGTAAATATCCTAATGAGTTTTTAGAAAGTAGAAAAGTATTTGTAATGTTTTATAAAATAAGAAAATGAAAGAACAAAGTTTAATTGAGATGAAAAACAAAGTAGAAGCTCTAATAAGAGTTCTACAACAAGTAATGGGTGAACAACAACATCTAACGGTGTTAGCTGCTGGAACTTTAGAGACTTTAAAATTAATGCCAGGTTATGACGACGCTATTAAAGCCATGACTGATAAAGCTAAAGAAGAAGTTGAAAAGAAATTAGAAGAATAGTTGTTATTATTATTAATAGAAAAAAGGGGATCACAATTAAGTGTATCCCCTTTCTCTTTATAGGAACATTGAGTATGGTGCTCATTATATATTGTTCCTGATTTATTACGGAGTCTTAAACTCCGGTACTTTTAATGATTGTGTTTTTAACTCTGGTATCTTCAAACCTCCACTTGAATTAATTTGAACTGGAGCTGATTGATTTAAACCTAAATTGTATTCATTATAACCTAACAATGAATATATTCTTTGCCAATTACTATAATCACTATTTAATGCATTTCCAATATTTTGCATTTTCAAGTATAATCTATCTGCAGGGAAATTACTAGCAGCTGATGTTAATGAAGTTGCTGCTTCTATTGCATATTTATTATCTAGACTAAAACCTTTCCACATTATTTCGTCTTTATTATATTCTATAGACTTATAAGCTTTTGCCGTTGCTCTTAACTTAATACCTATAGAAGGCGAAACATTAGAAAGTTCTAATAAAACATCTCCGTAACCTTTTGGATCACCACTTTTTTCATACCATTTTATTATTGCGTTTTTAACAGTAGATAGTAATACTCCTGTTAAACCAGTACCTCTAACTAAAGTATCAAATGCCCCGTTCAGTGTACGTATCACAGCTTTATTTAATCTATTTTTCTCTTGTTCATCATCGTCGTCCCATACCATAGAAAACAAAGCATTCTGTAAAGCATTAAACATTAAGTTTTGAATTACAGCATAATAAGTTATTTTAGCTATATTATTAGGTACACTACCTCTTCCCTTTGCAATATCTATAAAAGACTTTTTAATAATCCTAGAATATTGAAACGGCGTATTCATAAACGATAGTAACAATCTTCCTTTTGTACTAGCTTGATTCATTGATATTTTAGAAACGTCAGCAGATTGTTGAGATATTTCTGATGTTTCATAGAAATCACGCATCGTTGCTTTCTTAGCATCTTGTTCTGAATAACCTTGTTTTAAATAAGTCTTTAATCTATTTCTATAAAAACCAGCTCCACCAATTGCTATTGCAAAACTATCCATAAATCTAGTAGGAACAAAACCTTGTTTTAAAAACCAGTAATTTGCTGCTTTTATTTTATCTAATGGATTGTTATTTCTAGGATCATTCATTAACTGAGCAAGTTCTGCTTCAGCAACGTCATTCATTAAACCAGATCTTCTATCTCTAAGATAATCTGAATTCCATATCGTAAAGAAATCCTCTGTATATTGTTTAACATTAAGCAATGCCGCTCCAGCTTTTAATACGTTGTTATCTCCAGTGTTTATATAATTGACAGCACCTAGAGTTTGCAACAAAGCAGATCTAACATTCCAGAACATCGTAACAGCGGTAGAACCATTTATCCAATTTAATAAAGCATCAGACGAACCCTCTGCTCTATTACTACCAGTCTTCATTCTATATAACATGTTTTCTAAAGCTTTAACGTATTTTCTACCGTAAATAGCTTCAATCTTACTCATGTTATCTTTAGAGAAGATTTTGTCAACATTACCTTGCCATTCACTTAAGAATTTTGCTCTATTTGTTTTAGATATAACATTGTTAATATCACCAACAACACTACCAAATCCCCAATTGTGACCTGGTTCTGTATAACCATTAGGTTGTTTTGACAATAAAGAAACGTCTTTAGCAAAGTCTCTTAATCTAGGATTAGTTCTTACTATTTCTTTTAAATGGAATAAGTCTTTTTTATCAAGTCCAGGTATTGGGTATCCAGCTGTACTCCATAAATAAACTCTAACAGCTTGATCCACTAAGTAACCTCCGTAACCAGAATCTTGTTTAAGTTCTTTACTTATACCTTTGTACTTCTTATTTATTAAACTATTCCAGTCTTTATACATCGTCTGTCTCTCTTTCATCAAGTTCAACATTGCATCACTGTATGGTTTTAATAGATTGTCAGTAAGAAAATCTATTTGTTCTTTACCTTCTTGTCCTTTTCCAGAACCAAGCGTGTATAGCAAACCTAAGAAATCCTCATCTTCCGGTGGTAAGTATATATCATATTTACCAATGTTTTTACCTAAATTTTTAGCAGTTTCAGGAGAATAAGTTGCAGAAGCTTCAATACCTTTATTTTGCTCTATGATTTCGTTCATAGTTCTTTCTAGGTTTGAATTTTTTTCTACTATTTCTTGATACTTTTTAGATTTAAAATCAAGTGTTTCTAAAACCTGTTTAGTTAAAGGTCCTTCAGTATTCTTTTTAACTTTAAATTCAAAGTTATTATAACCATCTGCTACTTTTTGAATTAAGAAGTAGGCAGTTTGTTTATCTGAAAACTTAGATCTACTTGGTACTTTAAAGTCAATTTTAATACCATCTGCTACTTTAGCATTTTTTATAGCTTTGTCAATATCTCTGGCAACAGTCCATTGTTCAGTTAAAGGTAATCCTTCTAAGAAACTAGATATTTTACCATTTTCTTCTTCTGCTAAACTAAATTTAACAATACTACTTTTACCTTTAGCCATATCGTCTAAAACCTTAGCTCTAATAACCTCGTTTTTTAAATCGTTTGCTAAGTTAACGTTTCTTTCAGAGACTCTATCTAAAAATTCAGATTCTCTAATCAATCTTCTAGCTTCTTGTAAAACTAAAACATCACCAAACAACTCCATTAAAGCTGTTCTTCTATCAAAATAAGCAGTAGGAACTAAACCCTTACCTGTTTTGTCATTGATTTCTGAATCTTCAAATTGTTTTAATTCTTCATTAGCATTATCGCCACCGTAAGTTTTTATTATACGAGTGGCTTCATCTATACCATAATAAGACTGCAAAAACTTAACTCTATCTATATTACCTATTTTTCTTAAATTACCTTTATCATCAAACTCTTTTAATCTAGGTGGTAATTTTTTAGAAGCATAACTTGATTCTCCAGTAACAGGATCTACAGGGTGATTAATAACATCGTAAAGTAGTTTCCATTGATTATACATTAACGATTCAATTTCTGGACCATTTTTAAATGTCATTCTTCTTGCCATTGTTTTAGATAATGTAGACAATTTCTCTTTGAAATTTCTATATTCTAAAGTTTCAATGTTTGGAGATCTAAGTATTTCACGTCCAACCTCATCAGAAATGATTTTAGCCGGTGTATCTTGCATGGAAAGAGCTTTAAACGTATTTACAGTCATTCCGGTAGAAAGATCATAAGATTTAAAAGATTTTAATGCTTTTAACTCTTCTTTTTCATCGTATGTTATGTCTTTTTTGTTTTGAAGTTCTAAACCTCTATCTAAATCTTTTAACTCAGATTCTAATTCAGCAATTTTAACTGGATCAGTCTCTGTTCTAAGTTTTCTATTAGCAGCAACAGTTGGATCAGATGCTTCTGTTACAAAGAACCCACCAAAAGGTACTGTTTCAATATCTATAGGTTTTCCATTATCGTCTACAAAGTTAAATACTGGATCACTAAGTAATACAGCAAGATTGCTTTGTTCTTGTTCAAAGTCTTGTTCTGCATCAAATACACTGTCTGATTCATCTAAAAAATCAGACTCTTCTCCTGTTTCACCAGCAAAGTCAGACAATACTCTTGTTTCTTTAAATCCTTCACCTTGTATATCGTCGGTAAACATTTGAGAAGTAACATTTCCAGACTTAAGAGCATCTTTCATTTTGTTAGCCAACTGAGAGTTTATCCAAGCATTTAAGTCATCATTTTCTTTTACGATGCCTTTCTTACCTTGGTATCCTTTTTCGTCTTTTGCTTCTACTTTATCTTTAAACTCTTTACTGTTTGGGTCTAAACCTTTTGATTCTAATTCTTTTTTGTATTCATCTCTCTTTTCTAAAAACTCTTTATTAAAGTTTCTAATATGAGGAATCATTGCAATTTGAGTTTCACTAACAAAATCCATTGGACTAAAGTCTGGTAAGTTTACATACCCTAAACCTTTAGCTTTTCCGTTTATAATATATTCATATTCGCTAAGAATATCATATAGTGTAGATTTTCTATCACTATTAACATCTTTAGTCCATGTATCTTTATTATATGTTTTGTTTATATCTTTTTTAATATCCTCTGAAGACTTTCTTTCACTTAGTGAAAACTTAGGTTTAGATACAACAACTAGTTCTTCAACTTTTTTAATAGGTGTTTTAGCTCCTGTTTCTGTTCTAAGAGATTCTTTATTTATTACTGCTTTACCTTTTCCAAGTTTTCGCATACCAATTCCCCAATTACCAGACTCAACACTTTTGTTGTAATCTTTTAAGAAGTTGTAAACATCTCTTCCACTTTCAAATTTAATATCTTTTATTCCTAAGTATTGAAGAACTTGTCTTATTGTATCCTTAAGACGATTCATGGTACCTTCATCATATTTTACTAATCCTTGACTTATTGCATCAGAATATAGTGTTAATGTTTCTTCCCATTTGTCTCCAATATTAGTATCTATTTCTTCTTGAAGTTCAGATTTTTTATTATCGTATTCTTCTTTTGTTATTTTACCTTCTTTATAATTGTTATAATAGTCATCTATTTCATCTAACAACACGTCGTTGGCTTCTTCATAAAATTTACGATATGCTTTAAATTTTTTAGCAAATTCTTCAGGCACTACAGTTTCTCCTTTTCCTTCAGAATCAACGATGTTTTTCATTTTCATTAATTCATTAGAAAGAGCAGTACCTAGTAACTTTTTAGCTTCAGGATCATCTGCTACAGAATTAGAAATTAAAGCATGTAAAAATTCGTGTTGACCTACTGAAAAGTCTCCTCTTGCAACAGTTCTTTCTTCATTAACAAAAATAAATTTCTTGCCTTCTATTATGTTATCAGGATCGGAAGAAACATCTTTTAAATATTGTGAATTAAGAAAAAGACCTTTATTAGCCGCGTTAAATTTAGCGTCGGCTGGTTTCATATTGTATGTGTTTATTAAGTAATCTTCTAATTGCTGTGTAGTCTTAAAAGTTTTAAATTCAGTATTTTTAATAACTCCTTTCTCTAAAGCTTTTGTTAAAACTATATTTTTTTGTTTTAACTTTTCTTCTACCTGTATTTTATTTATATTGTTTCTTATCTCATCTATTTTAATATCTATATCAGGATGAAAAACTTTATCTACTGTTTCTTTTTCATTTTGAAGTTTAGTAACTTTATCTAACTCTCTCATTACAGGCATTGCCGCATCAGGAGATATGTTTTTAGTAAGTTTATTTACATTGTTAGAATATATATCTACGTCTTTTTTTAAGTTTTCAACTTGATCAACTGTAAATACTTTTTGTCCAACTAGACCATCTACAATTTTTGTAAATTCTTTTTTATTTTTAGCTAATGTACTGAGTGACGTTAAATCATCTATTGACTGATTTCCACCGTGAAAACTAGGTAGTTTTGCTTTAGATATTAAACCAGAAGACACAAAAGATAAAATAGAAGTATTCATAAAGTCGTCTCCAGACATAACTTCATTCATAATCTTTTTACCAGCATCTCTGTTAGTCATTTTATTAACACCAATTTCGCCGACTTGTTGTATGTTTTCCTGCACTACCTCTTTTCCACCTTCTTCGGCAAAACCAACTAAGTTTCTAGGAGTACTTTTAATCATATCATCTAAATACGCAACAAAACCTTTCTCACCTGTTTTAGTATATTGTTCTATTGCTTTTTTGATTATATTTTTAGAACCAAAAACGTTTTCAACTAATTTTGTTTGTGGATTTATAACACCTGTAGTACTATATAATACTGCCATTCTTTGAGCGGCATTAGCAGCTAGTTTAAAAGCGTCTTTATCATTTATACCATTATCTCTTGCTGCTTTTAATGTATCTTCATAACCTTGAGAATATCCTAAAGCACCTTGTGCAACCATAGAATAACCTGTTGCTCTATCTAAAGGTATTTTTCTAAGTAACTGAGATGAATCGTTTAATATGGAAGTAAATTTACTAGTTGGTTTTGCGGCACTTAAAGCAACTCTTGCTTCTGTACTTAATGCTCCAAGTTCACCAACACCACGTGTTAAAGCAGCTTGTATAAGCATGTCTGCCATAACACCTGAAGTTTGAACAGCAGCTCCTTGAGTACTGAACACCCAATCAGATTGTCCGTATTGAGATTCTTGTATTAATTTATCATGTGTGTTTTTATCAAATACATCTGTAACACGGATTTTAGCATCGGCATCGTATATCTCTCCTTTAGAGTCTACTAAATATTTAGTACCATTATAGTCAACTGTTTTACCAGAAACGTATGAAATACCTCTATCGTCAGGTCTTATGAATTTGTTTTCTTCATCAAGCATTCTAACGCCTTCGGCTGTTTCGTCCATTCCAATAGCACCATATACAGTAGCACTAACTTGTTTAGTTCTATCTGCAATAGCATTCCAACCGGCTTTACCCATCTTTTCAGCGGTATCCCAACTAAAGAAGTCAGTTCCGCCTCTTTTAGATTCTTCATATATCTTAGCGTTCTGTTTATCTCTTTCTTTTAATTTTTCAGTTATTATTGGAAAGTTTTTTTCAACGTAATTTGCAATACCGTTTGGATCAAATATTTGATTTTCTTTTATTTCTTTTTTATCTCTAGCACCAACAACCATTTCCATTTCTTGGTTAAGGTCTTGTCTAGTATAATCTCTTCTCTTGATGTCTTCCATGTACATATTCAACATCTTCTTTTTAGCAAGTTCCCTAGCTAAACCAACGTTGTATCCACCCCAAGCATCTTTACCTTCTCCTTTAAAAAGACCTTTTTCTTCTTTATCTAAATAGTCTTCTTTAAAACCTTTTTTATTTAAAAAACCTTCAAAGTCTTGTGTATTAATACCAAAACCTTCTAATTCTTTTTTATTATAGTTATTCTCAATAAAATCGTCAGGTTGTTCTTGATTTATTGAAGAATAATATTGGTAAGGATGATCAAGTTCTGAATCAGTTTGTTGTATTTTATCTTTTAACTTAGCAAGTTTAAACTCAGTATCATAACCAGGTTTACCAGTAATTGGATTATCTGCAAAGTTGTCAACAAAATCTTTCATCTCTTCCTTTGAACCAGCAAGTTTAACTTTTGCTTTTTGTTCATTTCTTTGTCCAGGAAGTTTTATTTTTTGTATTAATTCTTGTTGTTTTTGTTCTGCTTTATTTTGTTTTAAATCGTATAGATTTTGACTTTCTTCAACAGAAACTCTAGGTTGAGAAGAAGGAGGAGGCATTATACCTCTCTTTTGAGCAGACTGTAAATCTTCTTCTCCTGCTAATCTATATTTTGGTGAAGCCGAAGAACCATCTACCGGCATTGATTCCCCATTTTGTGCTTGAGGTTTCTTTGACGCTACAGTCGCACTCTTTGCAACGCCTTTTGACTTTTTTGCACCTGGATTTTTTACTAAAAACGTTAATCTATCTGTTTGTGAATAATCCGATAAATCTACTTGTGATCCGTCTGACAATGTATATATTTCCTCCATGTGTTATATTTAATTGTTTTTTCTTGCTCTATTAATATATGCTTGTTCTGACTCTCCTGGTTTCTGTGGATTATTTGTAAGCCAATCACTTATACTAGCGTCTTTTAGTTTACTTTGTAACATCTTTTTCTCACCAGCATCGGCAGTTTGATCTAATGCTAATTTTACTCTATCTGCAGCAGAATCAACATTGTATTTAACTGCTTTGTAAGGTCCTTCTCCTTCTTTAGAGTATACATAACCTTTACCAAACGAACTAACAAAAGACTCTTCAGGTTTAACTTTTATCTTACCTTTCTCGTAAGCTTCTTGTAATGTTAAACCAGTGTCAAAGTTACCAGATTTATATGGAGAGTTTTTATACATTTTAAGTAATTCTTCTCTAGTTATAAACTTATCTTGTTTTCCTGATAATTTATTTAAGTTATCAACAAGGATAGATCTAGTTTTATAAGCTACTTTTCCATCTTTCTTTTCACCTGGTTTTGGTCTATAACCAGATATAATATCTTTATAATAATCTTCTTGATATGTTGTTGGAGGTTGTTTGTCTTCTTTGTCACCTCTTAATTCTGTAGCACTAGGTTTATCTTTTTGACCAACCTTAGAATCTGGTCCCCAGTAAACAGTCTGACCATTCTCTTGTGTTTTGTGTAAATCTGCTGTAAACTTATTAAAAGAAGAATCAGTTAATAATCTAGTTAACTCTGCTTTTTGAGTTTCTGGTCCACCTAAGTTTTTAAAAGTTTCATCATAATAACCTGGTTGCATTTCCAATGTGTAGTCTAAAAGAGTTCTTAGACTTTGTTCTTTATCAGCTTTTAAGTAAGCCGCTGCTTTAATTTCTGCAGATGATTTTATTTGTGTTCTTAACGCGTCGGTTTCAAGTCTTTGACCACCTTGTATTTGCCATGTATCTTTAACCGTTCCACCTGTGTTACCTTTACTTGGTAAGTTAACTGTTTCAAACGTACCACTTAGATAACCAGGTAATATCTTTCCTTTGTCATCTACTATTGTTTTTTTAGAAGCTTTGTAAAAATCATCTAAACTTTCAACTTTAGATAAAAATCCACCAGTACCAGCAGCATCAGCTTTTAGATACGAGTCTGAGTTTATCGTTATAGGTTCAAAATCTGCATCTTCTCCTTTATGTCTACCTGATATTTTTATATTAAATCCAGCACCAGTTCCGTCTTCTTCAACACTCATGTTAGTGTTTTCGTATAAACCATCTAAACCTCCCATTATTTCTAATGCAGATCGTCTAGACTTTATTTGTTCTGGGTTTCCGTTTATAGCCCAACCACCAGGAACTCCAACACTTATAGCAGATGCTCCTTCTCTCCAAGTAGCAGTATCCATAGCTATTGCTTTACTTGCGTTTGCAGCATTGTTCATAAAGCCATCTGCATCTCTTATGTTTTTTAAATAAGATTGTCTTATTTTTGGATCTGTCTCATTTAGTAATGCTATTTGAGAATCAGCAGCAAGTTGTATTTTTTGTTGTAATATAGTATTTATTTGCTCATCAACTCCACCACCAACTTTTGTGTGTGATTTAGACCAGTCAGACATTTTGTCGTTATAAAATAAATCTGTCTTGTTTTTTTGATCTTGAAGTTTTTGAATAGTAAGTTTTCTTTCTTTTTCTTCTTCTCTTTTTCTTTCACCACGTGCTAAAATACCTTTGGCTATTGATTCTGAAGCACTTAAAATACCAGCACTAACTGAATCCCAACCTTGGTTTTTATTTATCATTGGAGGATTATCATAATATCCCATAATTTATATTTGTTTAAATTCTACGTCAATAAAAGAATAATCTACCATATCAAAACCGTTTTCATGTCTTGAAACAAAATTACTATTAATTTCATCTGACATTACACCTTGCCAAATTCCTTCTCCAAATTTTTTATCTTTATACTCAAAAGAATACACGTTGATTCCACTAGGTGAAACACTTATTCTATTTATGTTTTTCTTTAATCTTCTGTCTGAAAAAGCACCAGCAATACTTCCTATTCCACTAAACATAGAACCGTAAGCAGCGTTTTGAGATTGTTTAGCAGCTGCTTGATTTGATTGTGCTTGAGCTTCTTTACCAGCTAATCTATTTAACTTAGAAATATCTCTAGATTCTTGTTCTCCATATTGGAATTGTATTCCAGCAGATTCAGCAGCTTGCATTCTTTGACCTTCACTCATTTGAACACCCTGTATTCTCTGTTGTTCTTCCATTTTGGCTTTCTGCATTTCTGCAGCGCCTTGAGCTTTTAACTGTTCGTTTTTAGCTTCTTGTTGTTCTATACTGGCTGATACTCCTTTTTTACTTTGTAAAGCGGCTTGAGCTAACGCGGTAGCACCACCAGCACTTGCTCCGGTAGATCTAAGTGTATCTAAAGTATTAGCTAAAGATATATCTGCTTCTTCTATTTGCATATCTGCTGCCATTGTTGAAACACCTAAATTAGCATAAGGATTACTCAATGTACCACTAAGATCTTTAGCAAGTCCACTAAGATTAGTTACGTTTGCGTATGGATTTGGAATTGCCTGTCTGTTTTTTTCTAGTTCAGATATTTCCCAAGCTTTACGTTCTGCTTCGTTTCTAAAACCTTTACCGGCTTGTTTGGCTTGATTAGCGTTAACTAACCCTCCACCTATCACTGCCGCTGCACCTACTGCTATCGCTGTTATTGCTGCCATATTATTTTATTTTTTTTGAAATCTCGTATGATGGTTTTTCATCAACCGCATACCCTAATTTTTTATGTATGTTTATTAAACTCTTATTTCTTGCAATACTAATTATTATATTATAGTCTTGTTGTTTTGCAACCTCTTCTAAAGTAATTATAAGCATCTCTAACGCGTCCTTTCTATCTAACTCTCTATATTGTGGGTTAGAAACAATCCAATCCAACCAAGCTACCTTAGAATTAGATAGATATAAAAATCCTGCTGCTACAGGTATTTCTCCTTTGCAAACCATAATTCCTCCACAACCATTCAATGGTAGAGTTTCCTTACTAACTTCAGGCCATCTCCACCATTTCCACCAAGAAGACATGTTCTCCCAATCTGATTCTTGTAATGCTCTTACATTTAATTCCATTTGATTTAATTTTATTTAATTTAACTTAATGAAGGAGCGTAGTCTGATGATACAGCAAACAATATAGCTTGTTTATCATAAGTAACTCCAAACTGTGAAGGATCTGGAAAAGTAAAAGTACCAATCGCATAAAAACCAGCAGTACCAGACATTGATTGACCATATACTACTGTTCCGTCAGACGGTGGTGTTATATTTATTATATTTCCAAAATATTTATTTTCTTTTTGTTTAAAATTGTTAGTGAACAATTGATCTTCTAACGATGTTAAACTATATGAAACTGTAGCAGAACTAATAGGTACTCCAGCATTTGCGTCAGTATATATACTAGTTAAAGCCCAACCAGGTGAACCTTCATAATTAACTGTTTGAAAAGTCTTAGAATAAGAAGGATCTGGATTAAATATTACAGTAACATTTGAATCGTATTGTACACCATAAAAATTACATAAAGGCACGTTTGTACTATAATGTTTCCAAAGATTTCCTTGAGCGGCAGTATAATATTCTCCTAATAAACTAAAACCATTGTCAGGTCTAAAAGAATAAGTACTTGTCCAACCTAAAGAATCTTCATCAAAACTTAACGTTTTAAACTCTTCAACATAACCAGATTGATCAGGTCTAGAAGCACCTTTACTTAAAGCAGGTTGCATAGATAGAACATATTGCTTGTTATGCATGTCCCAAGAACCTGTTAATTTTCCTGTAGAACCAACTTCTTGCAAATTATCTCTGAAGTAATCTAACATACCAGTGTTTGATATTTCAGTAATACCGTCCTGAGATAGTCTTAAAACAGCATTTTGAGTTCTATCGGTAAAGTATTTTCTATATCCGTAAACTGCAAAACTTTCTGGATTTGTACTAATACCGTAATTACCGGCATAAGATTGTACTTGTCCAATTACCGCCGCTCCTGATGTTGTCATTGCAGAACCTTCAGCAGAATATATAGCGTCTTTATCTATTAATGCTCTACTAACTTTTAGTTCTTGAAAAACAATTAAGTTTGTATCTTCAGCGTATAATTTCTGTATTGAACCCTGAGAAGGGTCGAGTGTTTTAGTTATGTCCTCTGCTACAGAAAATTGATTGGTATTGTTAACACCTGTTCTTGAGTTAAATATTCCTGAATATATAAGAGAACTAGTTCTACTTTGTCTATTTGGAGTATCTTCTACTATATAAGCTTTAACACCTAAATCTGTTGATACGTTATTATAACCTCCTCTAATTCTAGATTCTTCTATAAACCAATCTTCAGAACTATTAGCGTCGTATCTAGTAGTAGTACCAACTGTGTCTTTAGAACCTGGTATATAGTTAAAATCCCATATCTCACCAAAAGTCAAAGGCACGAATGTAACAGAAGTATCAAACGATGCAGATGTTATTGGTTTGTCTAAGTATATTCTGTAAACTTGTGGAGACGCTGGAGTCTGTGCTTCTATTCCTGCTATTGTAAAAAAATAAGTAATAGATCCAGGTCCACTCAATGGATACGTATAAGAAAGTTTTTGACCAGGACCAAGCGTCGTCAACGCTGGCAATCCAGAAAAAGACAAGTAATCAAAATACATGTTACCACTTGTAAACACAAACCTATAAGCTTGAGCCACTGTAGTTGTATATCCAGTTACTGGTTGTATTGATTTTATCTTTTTTAACCAGTATGAGTTAAAATATTTTACTTCTATTGTTGCTGCCATAACTAATAATTACTTGTTTTTTGTTGTTATTACACTGGGCATGTTACCGCTGATCCTGTGTAAGTTATCATACCTCCAACCGTTGAAGTTCCAGCTGCTGATAAACTGTCTTTTCTAACAACTGGATATGATCCTCCATTTGCGGCACTTCCTACTTGTTCTCCTGGATTTAACACACCACCTATTTTTTGTCTTTTATCTCCACGAAGACCACTCCAAGGCACCTTAAAAGCAGAATTATTAACTATTTTCCATTCCCAACAAAATGTTGGAATATTAATTGTACTACCTCCAAATTCGCAAGATCGACAATTCCATTCTTCATATACATCTCCTGGGTTTTGGTTTTGCGTAGCATCGGTTCTAAAAATAAAATTAAAAGCCCTACCAGTTGAAGTAGTTACGTTTATTTGTATTTTTAAAGCCTTAGCCGCTCTAGGTACTGGTTGAGTAACGTTTGAAAATAATTCTTTACCAAAAAAAGCATTCATACTTGACGGCACGGTGCCTACTGTTGGTTGTTCAAAATTAACCTGCCAAGTATATGGTGTTACATAATGTTCTATTTCACCACCTCCTGGAACAGGTTCGTACCAATGCGATACATAAGAACTATTACTTGCTACTGTTTCGTATTTTCTAAACGCTCTCCAGATATTTACATAACCATAAGTTGTATTAGTCCAATTTACACCATTAGGATTTAGTATTGTTCTACTATACCACTGACCACATCCAACTTTCCAGTCTGGAACATTTAATTTTACTGTTCTTACGGTTGAAAGTCCACCAGTCGTTTGTAATCCGGCAGTTGTACATGCGTCTTTAAGTCTTACTTTTACTATGTGATCACCTATAGATATTAATGGAAAAGTATTTATTGGTGTTACCAAGTCTTTTATCCAAACGTCTCCAGTAGAACTATCTACTCTAAAATTAGTAATGTCACTTGCGCCGTCAGGAAGTATATCATAAAATAAATCTACTAACTTATTAGGTCCCCAAAAATAACCAACAGCACCATTATAACCAACTGTATCTACTATTTGATTATTCAATAATGGATCTGATGTTAAGTTATAAACTGGAAGATTATCAACACTAGGATTTGTTATAATAGGAACTATGTTTGTAAGTCTTAATGTTTCACTTTGTGTTGTTATTATAGATGTATATACAACAGCAGAAGGTCCAACTCCTACAGTGTGTGTTATTGCAAATGTAAATACAAAACTAGCAAAACTATCTACATTGGTTCCAAAGTAAATATCACTGTCAAGTATTTTTATTCTCCAAAAACCTTCTGTTGGACTTCCAGGAGTTGTGTCTTGAACAATTCCAAAAGAAAGACTACAATCATCTCCGTTTCTTCTTTTAGTAGAAAAAACTAGATTGTCTATACTGTAAACAGGAACACCTGATGAGTTTTGAAAGTAAAACCAGTTAGTTACCCAAGGTGAATTTTGATCACCTGTTGGATTATTTACGTCACCATTAAATAATTGGTTTTCTCTATATAAAAATTCTAAAGGAGAATAACCAACTATAGCATCAGAACCACTTGAAATATCCGTGTTTAAGTCAGATATGTAACCAGAAGTTGATGTCTCCCAAAAAATATCTAACGCAGAAGTAACTGGTTGAGTTTCGTAAACTCCTAGAAAAGGACTCATGGAATCATAACTAGCAGGAGGAGCGGTTGTTTGATTAGTAGCTATTACTCCAACTCTTTTTTGAGTTGATACTCTATTTATTAATGGAGAAGTTTCAAATTGATATATATTAAACGAAGCAGTTCCATCTATATTTGCTGGATTACTGTTTGGTAAAAAGTTTAACTCTGTTGTTGGTGCAATTGTATTAACAACATCAGGTTGACCTGTTGGGTAATATTGTCTATTTGTTGTATACGTAGTTGGAGAAGGTGAAGTTCCTGGATTTATTAAAACATTTTCTACTCTAGGCCAAATTTGAGCACTACTTCTGTATTGTCTTTGATTAGGACCTACTTCAGACAAATCTCTAGGTATTTTATTTATGTTATCATTTATAGATACAAAATGACATGTTACATCTTGTTCTCCTATAGGAAAAATAGATGGATTTATACCAACAGTACCGCCAGAACCTGTTGTTGCAAAAGTTTGATTCATTGGGTAACCAGCTAACATTCCAGGAATATAAATATTATAGTAATCTTGTTCTTGTTGTTTTACTACAACTTTATAAGAATACCAACCTAATTCATTTATAGAATAAGAATATTTAATGTCAGGTATATTTGTACTATCAAAGTTGTAAATTTCACTAATATCACCATCAGTTGTTAAAGAACCTAATGACGAACCAGGTAAAACTTTTACATAGTCAACATATTTTCCTCTTAAAAAATTACCATCTGCTGGATAATTTACTTGAGCAGGAGAACCTGCTAGAGTATAAGTATAAGTATTTGCATAAACAGTACCTGCTGTTACTTGAAAACCATCACTACTTCCAACTATTGAACCTGAAACTGTAGCATATAAACCTGGAGTACCTAAGTTTTCATCTCTATTAGATGTTATCTGAGTATTAAACACTAAAGCAAGTTGATCTCCAACCCAGTTAATAACGTCTGTTGACCAATTTTCGTTTTTATAAGGAAAGAATACAGAAGAAGCACCAAATATTAAATCTCCAGAAGTACTATAAGGACTAGCTGAAGATAGTATTACTGATGATTGTCTACCAAATTTATCTGCTAAAACTACGCCAACCTGGTATGTTCTGTTTTGTTTTAAAGTATGATTAGGATATTCTACCCACGTAGTAAATGGTTCATCTTTTTCTAAAACAAGTACGTTATAATCTAAACTAGTTGGAGGTGTACTTTGATTTACAAAGTTACCATATATTATTCTATTACCAACACTCTCTTGAGACAATGCTCTTATAGGTATTTTATCATAAACCCTAACGGTATCTGCTTCTGGAAGTGTTTTTCTTGGTTTTTGCGAATTATACACGTATGTGTAGATATTTGAAGTAGGAGATTCTAACGCTATAATACTTACGTCTACAGACTGTACGACTTTTACTGCGTTTGAGTCAGATTCTTTATAAAGAATATCTATAGATTTTACTTTATAAGAATTTACTATATTACCACCTGTGTCAGGTAATTCTATTAAAAGACTAACAGCATTTACATCATTCTGCATCCAATCTAAAACTGTAGATCTATAAGCAGCATCTTCATTACTGTTTATAAAATAACCTTTTTGTTCTGGAATAAAAGCAGGTTGAGTAAACGGAGCCATTATAGAATACTCATTGTCATCGTATTTAAACCTATAACTAAATCTAACAAATCTATCAGCTAAGAAATTGTCATTTCCATTTACTGTAGATTCTATAGCGTTTTTAGACATCATACATCTATAAAAAACTAAATCAGTACCACTTAGTACAGAAGCATAAGAACCAGAAACATATATTGGAACATTTCCACCACCAGTTGTTGGACCTATGTTTGTTACTATAGCAGAATCACCAACCGTTATACCATTTATAACTAATTGATCACCTGGTTGAACTTGAACGGAATTGTAATTTGCTTCGCTTACATAAAATATCGTTTGACCAGCGAGTAAAACTGAATTTGCAACAAGTGATAAACCTATTATTTTTTTATATAGTTCTGGTGATGTAAATGGAGCATATTTAGCTACAGATATTTGATCTACTTTTGTATAATATACAGTTGGTGAACCAGCAGGGTTAGAAATTGCTTTGTCTATGTTTATTTTTCTAGGTTGATTTCTATTATCAGTCCAGAATAATAAATTCTCTACTAAGTTAACACCTGTTATTAAGTTTGTTATTGAAAAATTTAAGTAAGTACCTTCTAGTAAAGTTACGTAAGGATTTCCTGTATTTGAAGGATCATATACAGTTACTTTCATCTCTGATCCAGCAGGTGGAAGATTTATATCAGAAGGATTTGGATCTTGATAGTCTGTCAAAAACTGATATATTCTATTGTTTTCATTATCAACAAAAGATCCAATACAAACTAAATTAGTATTAGATTCAAAAACCTCACTTCCTGTTGGAGTTTGTTTTCTAAGTTGATAATTTCCTAATATATTTTGTAAAGAACCTACACTTTGACTTTCAGACTTACCTACAGATATATTTAAAGCATCTCTATATTCTCCGTTTGGCAACAATCTGTTGTCAACGTCTTTATTCATTTTGCCTTTTAAAAAACTATTTTTTGCTTCAGCCATTTTTTTTAATGTTTAATCCATTTAGATTGACCTCTTAATACTTGAGTTATCTCTTCTAATTTTATATTTGATAATCTAATCTTCGTGTTTCTTAGTTTAGCACCTTTTTCTTGTTTAAGTCTTTGTACAAGATATTCAGGAGAACCAATTCTTAAAGAAATAACAGCATGCAATATATAAGCATACATCGCTTCTTCTGCCATCTTAGGTACTCTAGAGTCTAAATCATAAGCAAGTCCATCAGAAACGTACTCTAATACTATTAATCTACCTACAAGATCACTACTAAAAGAAATTTTACCTTCTCTTTCATTCATTGTAAAGTAACCATTAACATTTGCTGTCTGTGGATCTAAACCATATCTTCTACTATAAAAAGCATTTTGTAACCAAACCCCGTTATTACTCCAATCACCTATAAAGTTATTAGCATCATAACTTATTGATAGAAAGTTATTTGTTTTCCATCGATGTTCTGTTAAAGAATCTCCTTCTATATTGGAATCAAAGTTATCTTGTATTGGTACACCTCTAGAATCCTGTACTGGATTTTCATAAGGATCAATAGTGATATTATTTGTTGGATATATAATATGTTTTATACCAGCAGCGTCTATCCAAGAAAGTCTAACATAGTTAACATAATCTTGAGGCAATACAACACTTAAACTAGGTGGTATATTTAACTCCATTGATTTTATACTCTTCAACGTATCGTAACTAAATTCTTGCATACTTCTTTTAGCATGAAATATTACGTCAGTTCTTTTAACAGAACCTATTAATTTTCCATCACCTACGTAAGCAACCATAAAGTTATTTATAACATCGTTTAGTGTTATGTAAGAATATCCACCATAGTTTTCTTCAACTATATTTCCAAAAGCTTTTTCAGAAATGTTTTGACCATAGTTTCCACCATCTAATATTTTTAACTGTACTACTATGTATTCATTACTACTAGGAGCTATTGGAAAAGTTATAGTATTACCGATTACTGAATATTGAGAAACTACTTCACCAAAACTTCCAGGAAGTCCAGTAGAACTAGCATATAATTTAAAGTTATTTAAAGCATAATCAGTGTCTGTTGGATCCCAACTTTCAAAAACTAAATCAGTATTAAACGTTGTTGTAAACGAAGTCTCCAATGAATCTCCTTGAAAACCCTGTGCTCCTTCGTAGTATTGTCTATTTGTTTCAGTAATTAAACCGTTATTTGGAATTGGCATTTTTTATTAGCTTTTTGAGTTAATGTTTTCTAGTTGTACTTGTTGAGCAGCTGCTTGCACTATCTGTTGATCTTTTATTATTATACCAGAATACATTAAAATTCTAGTTATTATATTAACTTGTTCAGTTGGATGTAAATCAAAGTCTTGTGAACCATTAGGATTTGTAATAGGATCATATTGTACTGGATTATATACATACTGATAAGAAGGTGCAGACGTAGTAAAACCCCATATTGGATTATAAGGTTTTCTTAAGTAAGTACAAGATATTACCCCAGGACCACTAATAGTAGTTGGATATACTTTTATATTAAAATTTTTGTATGTATATACTGGCCAATAAACTGAAGGTTTAGTAATTGGTGACAAGTTAAGTTCTAATAGTTCATTTGGTTGAACATACTGAACCTCTTTCTCATCTTTGTATATAACTGTACCTAACTTGTAAAGTTCAGGTTGTGGATTTGATGTAGGTATATTTAAAGTAAATACTCCACTAGAATAATCACACGGAGTATATTCTTGGAATATTGCTATTTTTTCTTCTAAGTTTTTTATACGATCGCTGTATTCACTGTCATTACCTGGAACACGTATTTGTTGATTTAGATCTTCAAAGTATTCATTGAATATTTCAAGTTGAACTTGAGCCGCCGTTCTATTGAATTCGTCCGGTGTTAAATATCCTCTTTGTTCTTTGTTTATTATTAATAAAACAGTTCTATAAACCGTATTCACATTTACCGCCATCTCGTATATTTATTATAGTATTAAGGCGATAACTGATAGCTACCGCCTATATACTAGTATTACATGTTATTTTAATTTTTTCTCTATAGACTTAAAGACTGCTACGCCTTCATCTGTCTTAAAAAACGCGGCCATTGCTGAGTATGGATTTTCATCAAATGGTACCGTCATTAATTTTCTATCATTATCTGCCCACATAAATGTTCTATGGTCTTGTGATAGTTTTATGATATTTGCTTCTGTAGCTACAATAGCCATGTTTCTAAGTTGAACATTATCGTCGTTCGCTAATTCTAAGAACAAATGAGGATTTCTTCTAGCGAATAGTATCAAATCTCTTTTTATCTCCTTAGAACTCATCTTAGTAACCCCAGAACCAATCTCTACCCTTAAAATAGCTTCAGCAACATCTACGTCCATCTCAAAAGCAGCATTTAATGCATACAATTCTAATTCTAGACTACCTAAATCATCTTCAGCTTCAACAACAGCATCAAATTCAGTATATTTTGTTCCTAAACCAGGGTGATATATTGATAATAATTTTTGTAAATTTTGTTTTTCTTTTGGAACGAATAGAGTTCCGTTCTCAAAAATGATATGACCTAGAGTTACTTGACCTTTTTGTTCGTCCACTAATGGAGAGTTCTGATTAGTCGCGTATCTTAATTCTCTTTGTTCACCTTTTTCTTTATCAAACCATAACAATGGGTATCTCAACGTATGTCTACTAGCTAGAGTAAACGTTAAAGGAGAGTGATATTCAGCTATTAAATAGGTTCTATCTTTTATTTCCCAGTTATTTTTTGGAGGTTTTACCTCAACTTGTTTTGGTTTTTCAACCACTTCAACATGATCTTGTACTTCAACATCATTTGTTTCTACGTATTCTACTTCTTTTACTTTTGTTTTTTGCGTTGTCGCCATAATATAATATAATTTAATAAATTTTTAAAAGGTAATAATTACCCCCGTAAATTCAACGAGGGTAATATCACCATATTTTTACACTGATGCAGTGAACAATACGAAATTGTTAGCAGCTTGTGTAACTAAACATCTTTCTGACAAGAAGTGTACCTCCATTGCATCAAGATCAGAAGTGTAAGCACCTCCAACAGATCCAGTGATCCAAGATTTCATACGTCTGTCATCAGCTTGGTTAGCTCTATAACGAACGTGTAAGAATGGACGACGAATGTTAGTACCTAATTGTTGGTCATATACTGTAGATGTTCCAGCAGGGATAAGTACACCATCGATAGATGTGTTAGCCATACCACCACGAGTAGAAGCATCGTTTAAGTATTTCCAGTCAGTTTTGTAGAAATCATAAGAACCTCTACGGAAACCTGTGAAACCTAAGTTAAGAGACATTTCAGCAGAGTTTTCAAATAAACCATAACCAACACCACCATTAGATCCTTGAGATAAACTAGCAAGCATATCATCAAAGTCAAGTGAAGTAGCTCTGTTCAAGAAGAACATGTTTTCTTCAACTGCTCCTTGAGTATCTAAGTTTTTCAAGATTGAATCGAAATCAGACAATCCAGATGCAGCACTAAAGTTATTAAGTACATTACCTCTTTGTTTGATAGCAGCGAAAAGACCTTGAGTTCCTTTGTAGTTAACTCCATTAGCAGCAATGATACCAGCAACACCAGAACCTGAAGCAGCTAATTCACCTTCAATAACAGACATTTCCAAGTAATCTTCAAAACGTAATCTTGTTTCAGATTCAGCTTTTAAGTACCACAAGAATCCACCAGTACCGTCTTCAGTAGCAACTTCAACCCAACCGATTTGAGCAGTATCAGATCCATTGATAGAATATTTAGATTTGATAATGATTGGAGAGTTAGAGAACTGTGTGAATGATGGTGTGATAGAGTTAATAGTAGCATCTGTAGTTCCTTTTTTGAATTCAGAACCATAAACGAAGATTTTAAGACCAGTAGCTCCAGAGAAAGAAACTGCACCAGAAGTTAAACTTGCTTGAGTATAAGTAGCAACAGTAATTGTAGCTAATGTAGGAGAAGTATCAACACTTCCAGTAACAAGAACTTTAAGTTCAGTTCCAGTAGCAGGATTCATAACAACTAAAGTTTGACCTACTGAGATTACGTTTTGTACGTAAGTAGAAGGAACGTTACCGTTAACTGCGTTAAGAACGAATGTTAAAGTTGTAGCAGAAGCACATATTACATCTGTGTAAGCAACGTGTAATCTGTTTTGTTCAGACCAAACGATTTGATCAGAAGACATAGGCATTTCAGCACCTACCATACGTAAGAATCCAGAAAGAGTTCTGTTTCCGTAACGTTCTACTTCTGCTTCGTAGATTTCTGGTAAATATTGTTGAGCAAAAGTATTTGCTTCACTTCCTGGAGTAGTAAAATTTAAGTAATTTGACTCTAAAGGTTGTTGTTTCTGGCTCGGTTTAATTGAACCGAACTGAGGAATTACGTTAGACATAATTTTTAATTTTAAATGTTAATTTTCTTTGTTGTTTGTATTCTTAATTTAGAAGAATCAACACCACTTATTGCTTTAACTCTTAAACCATTAATAAATACTTCTCCAGATGTTTGTCTTGGAACATTAGTACTTGGGTTTTTAGAACTAGCAATAACTCCTTTAATAGCATCAGCTTTTCCTTGTTCGTAAAAGTGTTCTGCGATTTTATCTGAGTTCATTGCGGTATATAAAGCTTTATGATAACCTTTCGTGTCAGTAATATTTCCTTCTTTATCTAGGAACCTCCCAAGAAAATTACTAATGTCTGATTGTTTCTCTGCGACTTGACTTTGATTTTGAATTCCATACCTGAATCTTTTTTCTCCTACGTTATATTCAAAACCTTTGAAATCGTTATTGAAAAGATTAGTGGTATCAGTTTTAAACCTATCATGTCTTGATTGAGCTTTATTTTGATCTTCCTTATATCGGTTAAAAAAGTCAGACGCTTCTTTTTGTTCTTGAGTTATACCCGGTCTCAACTTGATCTCGTCGTAATACTTACTCTTTACTGAATCCAAATGCGTTCTAGCTTTTGCAACTTCTTCTTTAAATGCGAGTTTCTTTTTGCGGATGTCTCGCTCCTCTTCTATATCCTCATCATAAGCAAAGTTGTCTTCCATTAAAAATTGGATTTCTTCTGCGTCTAAATGAGGTTTTGTTCTTGTGTAATATTCTTTTAATAATGTTTTTTCATCAATACCTGAATAATCAGCATTTAATCTAACATAATCTTCCACAGTTCCACCAGTCTCTTCCATGAAAGTAACTAATTTTTCTATGTTTTCAGGTAAAGGTTTACCAGTATTAACATGTTGTTCTACATGTTTTTCAACTTCTAAAGCTTTTACTTCTTCGTTGGTGATTTCTTGAATAGCATTTTCAAAGGACCCTTGGTTTCCTTCGACCACTCCTTGCAATTCCATTTCGGACTGTTCTGTGCGTAACACGCTTTCATCTGTGCTTTGTTCTTGAACGGCATTTGCTTCTACGTTTTCATTTGGTATTGTTACTTTAACAACTTCCGGTTCTACAACTGGTGTAGTGAAATCTACTTTAGTTACCTTTGATTCAGTAACTAGTTTTTTAGGAGTTGTTTTTTTTATCTTAAACTCTCCTTCTTGTTTTGTAATCTCTGACATAATATAATATAATTAAATAGTTATTTTTTTTAACCTTCAAGTCCCTCTAAACCAGTGAATTGCGCTGATTCAAAACTCTGTGGAAGTGAACCAGTCTTTCTTTGATTAACAAGTTCTGACTGTTGAGTTGCTTGTATTTTTGTTCTTTCGTCTTTTCTATCTTCTGCAAGTTGTAGATTTTGACTATCTGTTTGAGACTTAAGTTGAGCAAGTTGCATGTCGTATTGAAACTGAATTGCCATTATCTCTTTCTTAAGTGCCATTTCTGTTTGTAATCTTTGTATATCAAACTGTGATTTAGCTTGTTCTACGTTTACCGTTTCAGCGGTTAATGCTTGTTGTTTTTGAACTTCAAACATTGCTGCCTTTTCAGCGGTTTCTTGATTAGCTTGTGCTTGAGCTTGGATGTTTGCCATCTGAGCAGCTTGAGCAGCTTTCATCTTCTTAGTTTTTCTAAACTTAAGTAATTGATTAGCTAGTTTCAAGTTTTTAATTTGTCTGATGTCTATAACGTCATCTAGATCAACTCCTCCACTTTGAAGAGCAACTTGTAGATTTTGTTCTAACATTGCTTTCTCTTCTTCATCAGGTTCTAATTCTAAGTAAATACCAAAATCATGAAGATTTAGATTTTTAATCTCTTTTAAAGTAGATACATTATATGTAGATATACTTTCTTCTAAAACTTGAGCAAGTAAAGGGTAATCAAGGCAGTCTGCGATCCTAAGGGATATGTTTTCACATGTTCTAAGGGTCAGAAACATACTTGATTGTAATATATGCTTCGTAGCGGTATTTGATGCATTAGCGGCCATTTTTTGTAAACCAACTAAAGTATCTTGTTCTACCATACTTCCGTCTCTAGCTTCGTTCAAACCAGTGACGTCTCTTATCATTTGTAAGTAATATTGATACGTTTGAATAAGTGAAGCTATTTTTGCCTGACCAGAAGAACTGCTAAGTTCTTGTATTGGTACTTTACCAGCATTCATTCCACCTTCTTGAGTTAGTGATCTACCAACTATACTACCTGTTTGAAAGTACATGTTTAATGCTTCTGCAGGGTTATAGTTAGTTCCGTTACCTAAATCTATTTCAGCCAAACCATCTACGTCTAAGAAAACTCCATCAGGAACTATCTTAGCCATTACTTGTTGTAACTTTAAATGCGTCAATTGAATCATATCAGCAAATCCAGTTATTTTATTTACAGTAGAATCAATTCTACCTTTATACATTCTAGGAGCAGATATAACATAGTTCATTTCTACCTTAGTCATATTAGAAAATGGTCTTGACATGTTCTCAGACAATTTCCACTCTAACATAGTATTAGTACCTAGTATTTTAGCACCGGTATATAATACTTCTATGGTTCTTGAAACTCTTTCAAAGTTATCGTTTTTAGGAGGATTAAAATCGTCCGTCTTTTCGATTACTTTCTCTAATCCGTTATCTCCGTATTTTATTTTATATACTTGGTTCATATAAGTTTTATATTCAAAATATAATACTTGAACCGTGTTCTCATCATAATTACCCCAACCAGTTATATATTGTCTATTACCTGGCATTTGTTGGATCTTATATAGTTCCTCTTCAGTAAGATGAGGAAATTGCATTTTTAATTCTGGAATAGTAACCGCTTTAGCTTCTCCTACATAATATATGTCATCAAAGTTTGGGTCTTCAGTATATGAATATACTAAATAAGCTGGATCTACATATTCTGTTTTTATACCTTCACTTACATTAAAACTTGTTTTAACACAAGCAATACCAAGCACGGTTAAATCGTAATTTAATCTACGTCTAGTTAAATCCCATTTGTTTGCTGCTAAAACATTATTTATAGCTTCTTCTTCCGCTATTTCAACAGATTGTTTATAAGACAACTGCATGTGTAAGTCTAATTCTTCTTTTGTTTCAGGTAGTTCGTCTTTAGGTAGTGGTGAACCAGAAAAATCTTGACCAGTTAAACCACTTGCTTTGGCTATTAAATCCTGAGAATACATGTCTCTAAGTATTGCTTGTGCGTAATTAGTTCTAGCTTTTAAAGACTCAGAATCTTGAGCGTATGCTTTTATATCATAAGTCTTTTGAGACATACCATTTACAACGATGTCAACAAACTTAGATATTACAGGAACTGGTTTCCAATCTAAGTTAAGATACGAAATATCTCCATTGGTTGCTAATTCATCTTTATACTTTTGTACTGATTGTTCACCTCTAGCGTATAATCTTAATTGGTGAAAGTTATTCCAATTAGATACATATCTATTTTGGGTAGTTCTACCTTGTTCAAACCATTCTTGTTCTATAGCGCGAGATACTTGTAAACCGTATTCTTCAGAAGCTTTAACCGAATCAGGTACCACCTGACTAGGAAACGCACTATTTGTATTTGTGTATATGTTCATTAATTATATATTTTTGATGAAGAACCCGTATTATCGTATTTTCTAATTCCTAAATCATAAACTTGTCTAAAGATAACAGCAGATGGAGTATAACGATTTTTATTGCAAGCCATAATGGCTAAACCAGAACTAATAGAAGCATCATGCTTTGTTCTATCGTTTATATTAAATCTTGCCCAGTCATTCAACGTTTTGTTGAAGTACATATCTCCATACCCTTGATCTGTAATTCCTATGTATGATTCTATATAAGATTCTATTGCTGCGGCGTGTGCTTGTTTTATATCTTCACTAGAGTTTGGTATTCCACCTATTTCTTTTTCAGTTATAGACAACTTATTCCAAACCTTATCAGGTCTGTTCATAGAGTAACCTCTATAACCTCTTTTCTTAAAGTGAAACAATAACCTAGGTTTGTTATTCTCTGCTAGTATTGGCATTCCGTAAAATACACATGCCATTAGAACTTCTTCAAAGAAAATCTCTGCAGTTTGTGGTCTTGCAATATATTCTAAAAAGAAACTATTTGGTGGTGCATCTTCCATAGAGAATTTAGTTAAACCACTTAAAGCTCCGTTAGATCCTTTGCCATCAACTGTTCCTGATATATCGTAAGGGTCACATCCAAATGCGCCAATATGTTCATTACCCGGATGCCTAACACCATTCTTTATTAATATACTATTCTGAAGGTGTATCGGTGGAATCCATGAAATAAGGAATCTACCACTTTTATTTGGAACAAATATAACTCTAGTATCTTGAATTCCGTTTTCCCATTGAAAACTTCCTTGTGTTAGATTACTAGTGTGTCTTAGATCTTCATTATAATCTATCTGTTCGTATATCTTAGTAAGATTAAATAAAGATTGTTTTGATTCATCTCTGAAAGCATGTTGTTCTGTTCTTGGAAATTGTCTGTAGTATTCGTTTAAACTGTCTTGATCAGACTTTAAACCATCTACTTCATTTTGCCAATGTTCTATAACACCACAATCTATTTCGTTTCCGTCGACTCCTTTAACGGGGGTTTCTGGAGTGTCGAATACAGGTATTCCATAAGTATCAATGAATCCCTCGAACGACCATTCCATAGGTATGAACAAACTATATAATCCTGAACTAGTCTGTCCGTTGCGGTTTCTTTTCGTAACATCTGAATTTTCATAAAGTTTTTTAAAGTTTTCTCCTCCTTTGTCTAAAGCGTTAGAAGTTGAACCCATCATACACTTACCAATAACTCTACTTCCCAACCTAAGAGTAGTTTTAGTTACCCTCCAGTTGTTTAAGATATTGTCCGGTCTTTCCCATTTTCCACTTTCATCGTGTACTAATATTTTTAACTTTTCACCATCATAGGAGTTATCTCCAGTATTTTTCCAGTCGATCGTAGTATCTAAGCCTTCAAGTTCCTCTAATTTCTCATTAGAATCTAACTTTCGTCTTGTTAGTTTCGATGCTGGAATCCTATATGCTAATTCTGTTTTAGGTCTATCCATACCATCTTGGATAGGTTTGAAAAAGAAAGGATAATTTATAGATATTGGTACTACCTTGTCAGTAAACATTTTCTTTGCATCCGCTCCAGATTTTGATAGTATACCAAATCTAGAATCACTTGACATTGTAGCAATGTTAACTATTTCAGCAGAAGACATAAAAGAAAATCCAGAACGTCTATTTTTTAAATAACACATTCCATAACTTCTAGAATCCGCTTTACATGCTTCCCAAAATATAAAGAACAATCTATTTGATTCTCTAAAATCAGGTGCGCCAACGTCAATCTTGCTCCACTGTAGATACATGTAATGTGTACCTGTTATATATGTAGGTTTACCATCGTTGTAAAAGAATAAACCTTCATCTCTATATTTAAACTCGTTGTCTATGTAATCATACCATCTTTCTTTAAAAGCGTCAGGATGTTTATTCCAGTCAAACGTATTCTTTATTCTACTTATTTCTTTGGGATATTCCATTTGCTCCCAATACTGTTCTGATTTCTCTTTTGATCTTGAATAAGGATTCTCTACTAGTGGTAAAGCTATTTTTAGATTTTGGATTTCAATGATCTCGCCAATCTTTCCACTCTTACTAATAACAACCACATCATGGTCTTTATTATATCCATATTTCCATTTATTAAGACGATTGTTTTGTTTTACAACACTAGACTTTATATAGTCAGGTAGTATCTTATATAGTGTTTGTTCGTACATTACTTAGATCTCCCTTCTGCAAAACCCTTAAATGGTTTAACCGTCGTTTCTTTATCACCTTCTTCTAACATCTTTTCTTCTTCTTCTATTCTACTTAGAATTTCAAAAGCATCGAAGATTGCTAGTTTTTTTGTAGCAGCGGCTTGCTTAAGTTTTTCTGGTTCAGGATCTTCTAAACCTCCTGATAATATAGGTTCTGCCCCTATTTTTATTAATTCATCAATAGCTTTTTTACCAGCCTCAATTATTCTTAACTTTGTTTCTTTATTCATAAGATTAGATATAATAACGCTTCAATTTGTATATGGTTAGCCCAGTATCTATTGATGCTTGATTCAGTGATGGATAACTTATACCCTCCAATGTTATAGGCGTTTGATGGGGTCTATGAGCGCTGCCTACTATATATCTACGTTTAATAGTTTTAGACGAATAGCCTAAAGCTCTCCCGGCTGCTTTTAGTGATGGGTACTGGATCCCATTAATAAATATAGGTATTCTATTTTCTTTAGACAAGCAATTAGCTAGCCGCTGTTCGGCTGTCGGCACTGTGCCAATCCCCCCTTGGCCTCCTGATGTTATATTACACAAAAACCCTCCTTTATAAGATTTTCTTCCGTACAGTTTTATAAATTCTTTTTCTTTAGCAGCCGCTTCCTCTTGTGACAATCCTTCAAACAAAATATCCGCATACCATTCTGTTTTTGCTGTTATCCTATACCATTCTTTATTTCTGCTGTGAGTTGATGTATGTCTTGTTTTACATTTTCCAATTCCAATATAAAATGGAATATCTTTATCTAATCGTATATGTCTATAAACAATCCAGTTATTTTGCCCATGCAGGTTGATATTCTGCTTCGTCTCCTTTATATTCATATTTAATTACAATATCATTAGATTTCATACAATATAGTCTTTGTCCTTCGACAACAAACTCAAATTCCCCAAAAGGGGTATAACCCACAAGGTCTCCCTCGTTTATTTTAAGCGCTTCTAACGAACTATTTCCGTATTTTAATATACCAATAAGTGTTTGTTCCTTATCTAACTTTAAATGGTCAATATTCTTCAATGGTTTTATAAAACATCTATCACCGAAGGATTTCCATTTCTTATCGTTTTTATATAAATAGATTTGATCTAAATCACAAAAGTATAAATCTTCCATAAAGAAAGATCTACTGTCCTTTTGTTTACCTTTCATGTCGTAGAATCTTCTAAAAACATTATGGTGAATTATTACTAAATCACCAACTTGTATATCAGTTGAATAAGCTAGCGGGATTGCAACAACCTCCGCTAAGTTATTCACAGACTTAAAACTATCAATCTTTGTATTTAGTATAAGTTCTTTTCCTTCTACTTTAACTTTGTTATCGTATCTATCACCTACTGGTTTTACGATAAAGTTAAATACACTTCTCATTAATATTCTAAATCATATTCTACAGATATAGCCATGTTTGAATTAAACTTCTTCCAGGGCATAACCTCGTTACCTTTTTTTATATATATGTTATACGAAGAATCTTTTTCATCTAACTTTATGTAAGTTATTTCATGACCTCCATAAACAGACTGTCCAATAGAATAATGCATTGCTTCGTTTTTATAGTCAGCACCTATGCTTATCTTTCTAATTAAAGAGTCCACTACTCAGTTGGTTCTTCAACATCAGTATATGATCCGTCTGATAAATTAATATTAATTGCACCATACTCTTCCTGTAATTTACTTTTGAAATCTTCAACACTTTTGTTAACTTCAGCAATCTGATGTAATAATCCGTGTTTTTGAGATTCTAACATTCCGATGTTAGTCAATAGAGTATTTAATTCTTTTTGTTGACTTACAACTTTTTCTAATTGTTCTTGCGTAATTTGTTTTACTGTTTTCATGTTTATTTAATTTAATTGATTATTTATTTATTCTGTTATAATATTTTCTGGTATATATCCATCCGCGTTTTGAGCATACCCCGCAAATGAATGAACACAATCAATAGGGAATACTTCATTAGTT